ACTAATTAAAGCCGAGTGCTATTTTTTATTGTTTAAATGTTATCAGAGTGCTCCAGCCAACCACCAGTAGCATATTGTATATATTTAAATCGTTCACCAACCAAACAGTAGATACTATCAGCATAAATACCATAAACATTCTCGCTATCCACGATGGTGTGGTTGAATTAAACCAATCATATGCAATCCCGGCTAGCCCAATCCAACCTATAATAGTTGCTAACGCTGTCATAGGTTATTCCAACTGATCACAAGTTCTGACTTACCTTGAAATCCTCGATGAACAATGTACCCACTGTTACGCAATTTGTCCTCTATTCTATTAACAATGCGTATTCCTAATTGCGTATTTGTACCTGAATCATAAGTAACATTTGAATCACCACGGTTAATGGCCTCATTGATTGTATCAACGACTTCTGCCCACATGTGGTTATGCAATGACTTATATTCCAAACTATTAACTATCTTTTCATTTGCCTCGGTGGCTGTTAGTAATTCCATTTTATTCACCCCAATCAATTCTTAATATAAACTCTGCCTGCTTATTGTCGCCATATACTGAACTCAAATCCACCTTATACCCATTGTGAATAAGCATAGATTTAATTGGATCAATGTCGCCTTCCTCATAATAATTAGTTGGAAACTTAAACACTGTAAAATCATATCCGTGTAACGCAGCCTTTTTAACCTCTTGTTCGATACCAATAAACGGATTTAATTTTCTTGCTTCATCTGCTGTTAACATAGTACTACCCCACACTTGATACGATACTGTCAGTGTTAATTCTAACTACACCGAACTCTCTATCCATTTCCTTGTCACACGCCTCGCACAAACCACCATTGCCACTCATGCGTTCAAAGAAATCAAACACCTTACCACATCGTTCACAACGCAGTCCATCAATAACCTGTTGTACCTCTTGTTGGAAACTAGTAACGATCGTTTCGTTGATTGGTGTAATCGTTACCTCACTGACGCCAAATTTCGGTTGTGGTCTGCTACGGAGATTCGATAACCGCTCATCAAAATATTTAGAAACTGTCCCATGTTCGGTAATATCTGCGTGCTTTATTCCTGCCATGTGTTCGCCTTGATGTCATACTCAGTCAGCAATTTACCTAACGTTAAGTCAGAATACTCATCAACCCAGTCAGTAATGAATACCAAATCATCAGAAGTAATACCACCATTACGAATGCCGCGAATGTTTTCATCGTGTGCATAACGCATAATACCAAATGCAATCGGGTCTTTTTCTTTTTTAATATCGTCAGCAACCTTGCGCTCTGTTCCTGATTGATCTGTGTAAACGATAATGATGTCGTCGAATAAATCTTTCACATCATTAATCTTTGCCATGTTTTTATCAGGAATTAATCGCGTATACTCAGCTAACGTTTTCATTAACAACTGTTCAGCTTCGTAGTCATCAGCACTATGGATAGCCTTGTCTAACTGGTCGTAACTGATTGTCGTACGCAATCCAGCTGGAACAATATCATCTTTCATACGTTGTGCAAATGATTGTTGTGCTTTCAATTGAACAGTCATAGCTGTTTGGCCAATCGCCTCTGCTTGTGGTAACAAATGATCAATGTTATCTAGTACCGTATCAATTTCATCATCGCTCACCTTACGCTTGTTGATTGCTTTCTTTAAATCTTTAAACATTTCGCCCACAGTTTTTGCCATTGTGGTTACCTCCATAAATATCCACACGGATAGCTTTGCTTACTTTATACTTGCCGTTATATTTACCTTTAATTTTTGTTTCAACTACATACGGTCCAGCGACAAGAATTTCGTCACCAACTTCATAGTCATTCTTTAACTGGATACTCCGATTGCCATGCAACAACCTAATGAAATCATCATTGCTAACTTTTTCTATGCCACGATAATACTCGTCCAATTATCTATTGCCTCCAAAGTATCTTCATGCAACTTATCAATCACTACTTGTGTATCTAGTACCATAATTTATTCCTTTACCATTGCTTGATACACTGCCTGATCATCAGAGAATGGTGAGCCATACAATTTCCAACCGTCTTTGATTAATTCATTGACTTCATCGTTTAATCTACCTACCATAGGTGCCCAAAGTAATTCGTATTTCATTAATCAAACTCCTTACTTAGTGATAATAATGCCCAGTTCTCCGTCGTCGTTAATACTCATTATTCTGCCTCCAAAAATGTCTCAAATCTATCTAATATCTTTTTAGCGTTTTCTAGTTCTTCAATATCTCGTTCTGCATAATCAATACTATCTGACCACTCTTCAGATGACGTATCTGGGTTATCATCATTGCATTCTAAATCACCATGTAACCCACGAATACAATAATTGAGTTCGCTGTTGGCATTTTTCAATTGTCTGTTAATATAATTACGAAAACCATCAAGTTCCATTATCCTTCTACCTCCACCACTTCTTGATGAGCATTAGCCCAGCTTTCGGCTTCTTCTTTGGTATCAAATTTTGTGGCGTTTTCTGGAACATCTTGAGCAAGTGTTGGTACATCATATTTTAAAGTTTCATGGTTTTCAATTTCAACATACAAACGGTTATTGTCTAAATCAGTCTCTTTACTCCGAACCACCCACTTCTTAGGTTTCTCAACTTCGAATATATCTTTGTTGTTTAACCATTGTAGAATGGCGATTAAACGATTTCGGTTATCAAATAATGTATTAGTATCTTTTACCCATTCAACTATTTTGTGAGGAAAATGAAACAAATCTGACCCGCTAATAAAAGTTGTTTGCAATTCATGGTTGTCTCGCCACTCCACCAACGCATAATATACTTCCTTGCTAATCTTCATCTTGCTTTCCTTTCGTCCGTCATAAACGATTTTTTGATTATCTAATTGCGACATATAACACCAACTAAGTTCACCATCATCAAGTAGTGCATACGGAAAAGCGCCTAAGGCCACCTTACTAGTGGGAGTCCATTCAGTTGGTTTTTCACCTCCGCCAAACCAAATGTATCCTTGATTTTCAAATTGTTCTAGCACTTCATGTTCTTGCTCTTCATTCACCACGATATATGCTTTATCTGTCATTAACTCATACTCCTAATAATTGAATATATTGGATTTAATGCGTCCATAATATTGAATGATGATATAATTATTGTCACAACTGCTACTAGCAGTAACCCCATTGCCACCACATAATGTGCCTCACCATCGGCATAACTTTCATCACTATCTATTGCCACGCCTCTTTTATATAATGTGTGAGCTACTGAAATTAAGATAACAGTAATTACAGCATAGATAATTGCTCCAACATAATGTGCAACTACGTATTGATGCACCATTGTATCAACCATACTTGGCATGTTTTGTGCGCCGCTGTTTATGGTGTCGATTAACTTAGCGATTGCTTTATCTGTCATTGATCACACCTCTAATCACTGTGGAAATCTGCTTGTTTAATTCCTTGTTTACTACTGGCTCAACTAATTCTTGTGATACACCTTCATCACGAACATATTCTTTAATAATGTCAGCCTTTACAGCTTTGCTTAATTCACCAAAGTTTTTAAAGTCCAACTCAATACCATGTGATGATACATTCATGACACGATTATCAGTTACATAGCGCTCAACATCGATTGCCAACGCTGATAATTCATGAGGTTGACTATGTTTCTTAGGTACGTGTCGCACTTCAAGATATTTATCAGTCTTGTGTTTAACTACTCGGTAGTGTTCCAGTTCATTGCTATCGTACAGACTAGCTTTAAATGGTTTATATACTAACCCCTCGCTGATACCGCCGTATAATGATTTTTCGCTAGGTGTTTGTTTTAATAACTCTCCCAATGGTTGTGGTTCACTAACCGTTTCAACCATGAAATCATTAACTATTGCTTGTAAGTCATAAAGGTCAGGTTGCAAAAATTTATCTTCAACAATCAGAATCGCATCATATAACACAACTGCTTTACCTTTTACGTCATAATTTGATCGTTGAATTTTATCTCCGTATAACTCCCCATAGATATGTGCTTCAACAATCTTACTATCATAGATAAAATCAATTGCTTCACGCATGGTATCAACATCTTCATGACTGATTAAATCAGGTAACACATTGAAAGGTTTTTCGTCTGGATCTTTAATAAATCCTGACCGCTTACCAAACTTATACTCACCAGTTGCCATATCGATTGTGATAGAAACGTTTGATCCGTCTACTTTTTCAGTAGCATACATCAGTTCATTCAATTCAAAATTACGTTCGTCAACTTTATAGTGATTAGTTAATGATGGATATTTTAGAAATTTCATTACGATTCCTTTCGCCATACGCTGTGACCAGTGAACCATACATCACCAACGCTTGCAGCATCTGGTTCGCAGTTATCGTATGAATTGATAGCATGTCCCACTGGAATATCCTTGTTATTTAATTGATTAATAACTGATTGTGGATCTTTCATCGTGTCCCATTCCAAGCGAACGCCATAACTGAAATTGCTATCCACATTAGCCATTAACGAAATGTATTTACCTTCAACAACTGTGCAAGACGTTACGCCTTCATACGTGCGTCCACCTGGAAAACCAGTTTCTGCTACGTAGATGTCATTAGATTTAATAAGTTTTAGTTGGTTCAAAACATCTTGTGGATCAGCCATACGAGACCATGGAATTATTGCGTTATACTCATGACCGTTATTGTATTTGCCATAAACATGAATATGAATACTTGGAGTAACTGTGTAATCACAAACTCCTGACCACACATCTACGCCTGATGACTTACATTTAACTTTTAATTCCATAATTACTCAGCCTCTTCATCTAACTGCTTAGCAATACCCAACACACGCATTAATGGACCGTATGCCGCACGGCTATCATCTTCATCTGGATCATCAAGATTTAATAACATTGTGGACAATTTGATTTTCTTAGCAATTGTTTCGTCATCTTGTAATGACAAGTTAACTAGGTTGTCGAAATCTACGACCATATATGCTACGGCTTGTTTATGATTCATTAATTGTTCTCCTCATCTAATTCTTGTGCGACATTTAAAAACTTGCGAAATTTATTACCGACTTCTAACACTTTATCTTCATCAGTGAATTCCTCCATAGCCATGTGGAAACGCTCGACAATAACGTCTTTATCTAAGTCTGCAACTTCCAATGCCCATGCAGTTTGGTAATACAAAAGGTCTTTATAGGTTAGTTTCATAATAATGTCTCCTACATACTGGTACGTAATCGTCGTCACCGCCAATAACAATCTGTTCTGTACTATCTGACAATCGCTTATTCATAGTTGCCTTGTGTCCACAATAGTTACAAATTGTTTTCATCTCTGAAATCTTATCGGCAAATACTAGCAACGCTTCCGAACCTTCGAACAAACAATTATCGAAATCATTCTTTAACCCGAAACACATCACTGGTATATCATTTGTATCCACAATTTTTGCCAGTGCAACCACCTGCTTACGTGTCAAAAATTGTGCCTCATCAATTAAGATTGCTGCATAGCCGTCAGTATTTAGCTGGGATAAATCTTCGTCCATGCCAATTGCATAAGCATCGCTTTCCATACCGATACGTGACGTGATTTTCCCTATTCCATAACGTGTATCAACGCTACTGGTTGCTAGTAGCACACGTCGATTTTGTTGCTGGTAATTATGTGCAACCTTTAATATCTCAATGCTTTTACCGCTCGCCATTGTGCCGTATTTATAAAATAACTGAGCCATTTAATTTATATTTCCCTTCTGGTACAAGCAATTTATATCCAGTGTCCACACCATAATCTCGGTAATCATTAAAATCGATAATGAAATTATTGTGCAGCATACTGATTACCGTTTCTGGAAACAATAGGTTTGCCATATCAATTGCCACGTAACCGTAATTTTCAAATAGTGATACCTTCGTATCGTTGATATAAATTTCTTTACTCTCCGTCACGTTTATATTCAACACGTTCCACACCACCTCGGAAAAATATTTGTCCTTCATAATCTGAATAACCTTGTGTTGCTAGTTGATTTAACATTTGTGATATATCACGACCATAAATTTTGTTAATGATTTGATATGATCCACTGGTTGTGTAAATCTTTAGGTTATATAACTCTTTAAATTGAATCATTATTATTTGCCTCTCCAGTTATTTTTAATACACCGCTATGCTTATCGAAGTATTCCAATTTATATGCCTTTGGTTTTAGCGTTACAGTGTTAGTGTTCCAATCAATTTTTAAAGTAGCTAATCCTTTGCTGACTTTCTTGCCGTCTAACCATACTTCTGGAACGTCAGTGATTTTATCGAACTCAATTCGTACTCGTTTCAAAGTTAACCTCCTGCTACATTAACGTATACGTTAACGTTAACCTACCATTTAATCTCATCTTATGTAACGGTGTAACCTTTTGGCTCAAACACTTTACGGATTTCGTCTGTTGTTAAACCACTGTATTTTGTATAGATATGATTACTAACAGAATCCCTAATCTCATGCCACAAACAATCAATGATTTCTTTACGTTTTTTGTCGGCTGTTGGTTTATATGGCATGTCTAAACTAATGTATATTGCTACTGCTATAACTGTAACTACACTAGCAACTAGCAAACTCATTAATATATCCACTTCCCTGTCTCCCTCCGGTAACGTCCCTGAAACTCATCTTCATATAATTTATTCTTGTAATACCAGCCTAGTTCCTTAGCAATCTTGGCGTATAATAACGGTCTGGATAATTCACCGTGGTTGTTATCACAAGCTGCTTTGAATACTTGGTACTGGTGTTCTGCCTTACCGTTTTTCTTGTTCATAGATACCACCCGATTAACACAACGATCACTAGCAGTATGATTGATAACCACAATGCTGCTTTCATGTGAACAGACCTACGATTGCGATAATCATTGTCAGTCCGAGTAAGATGTTGTTTAGTCGGAACGCTTCATCATGGTCGTTGAGTTTATTACTGACCGCCTTGAATGTATCGGTAACGCCGACGAACAATTCAGTGTGTTTACCCACATCATCTTGTAACTTAGTAACCCTGCTGTCAGTTTCATCTACACGACTATGAAGTCGTTGTGTTTCAGTAGTAGCTACCGTTAATTTACCATCGTTCACGTCCAAGCGTTGGCTGAGTTTTTGTGTTTCAGTAGTAGCAGTTGTTAATTTATCGTCGATACTATTTCTGTAACTATCATTTTCCGTCATCATTCACCGCCTCCAGTACAGCCAATGCACCATCAATAAATCCGTTCGCATATTCAACCGTTACCTCGCCGGTATTTAAATAGGTAGAAAAGTCTGCGAATATTTGTTGTGTATCTTTAGCGTTCATAACTATCAACCTCAGTAGTTTTAGCTAGTACTGCTGTCTTGATTGGTTGTATCTTATATCCGTCTTTTAATAGTTCAGCGACTTCTGAATAAAACACTTCATCGTCACCTTCCATAACTAACTTTGTGTCTAATTTAACAGTTACATGTTCTGCCATTACACTAACCTCACTACATTCGTATCGTGTGCAATCATTTCATGCACTGCATCATCAACTTCCGTAATCGTGTGCAGACCACCATCATGCAAGCGGTTGTATTCGTCTCGCGGATATTCGTAAACGTAATCGAATAAAATCATATTCATTTCCATATATCCAGCACGATCAACAAGTCCTTCTGAATCTCTCCACATATTTCGGAATTCCTCTGTCGTTAGTTTGTACATATCTACAACCCGATTTCTTTCACGGTTTCTTTTAACTCACTTGCAGAAATACCTTCGTCATTGTCGATAAATCCTTGAATGACGTCTTCTAACTGAATTAATTTGTTTAAATAATCGTTTGGCACAGTGGCTAAAGTTTCAATTTTTGCCACACCAAATCCTAATTCGATATCAAGAGTTTCATTTCGCATACCATCACCTAAATTTTAATGTCGATTGTTGCTTGCTTAACCTTAGTATTAATTTGCTTCAACAGCCTACGATTAATATCCTCGGTATCAATTTCCCAACTCTCGATAGCTTTGTTAATAACCAATTTCACTTGCTTATCAACAATGGCAAATGCCGAACCATCTTTTCGTTCCCAACGATTTGAATTAAACGCTTGGTTAATTGCATCTTTAATTGCTCGATCAATCTTTTTATTAATGATCGCTTGGTAGTCTTCCTTATGTGTCTCCAACCAATTGGCAATCATCTCGTTTGTAATTTCAATTTTCATTTACTCGTCACCCTCCACCAACTGACCTTCCACAACGATTGATCCATACTCATCGGCATCGGTAATTAAATCTCCATCTTCGTCATACAAAGCAAACTTTTGCATAATCGCAGCTACCATAAACTGTGATAATTCAACTTTCACAAATTTATTATCCATTTATTCAACCACCTTTACGCACTCTGGGTGCAACCACGCTTGTGCTAATTCTTCATCAGTTAAATGACCATATAGTTCATCTGAATAAAGTATGAAATCAAGAAAACCTGTAAGACTAGAAGTTTCTTTTTGGGTTAATAATAAAGCCTTCTCTTCTTTAGACATCTTGATAGTTGGCGTATAAGTTAATTTAAAATTGTCAATAACATAGATAGCTAACACTCTTAATTCTGTCTTTCTAGTTGGAATGTTTTCTAGTAATAAATCCATGCCCTCATCAAACGTCATTCCTCAACCTCCCGAATTTCATACCGCTTATCATGGTATCGACTAAGTAGTTCGCTTAAATCAATACCCCAGTCGAACGGAATATTATCTTCGTAGACAACGTATTTAGTCATTCGTACTCCACTCCTGCAATGTTTTCGTTTGGGATAAGCACAAAATTGTGTACAGTAGTTACTCTAAAAGTATCGTCTAACCAGTTATCAATATCCGTAACAACTGATCCATTAATCCATTCCTTCAATGTGAATTCTTTGAACACCGGTTCGCCAACCGTAAACGTAACTGCTGGATATTTACCGTGGACATACACCTGCTCACGTAAACTGATTGTTTTAATCTCTTTCATATCTTATATACCTTATAATTCCCTCTGACCGATTCACGCTTGCCTGTCTTGATACGACTAACTGCTGAATCAAAGGAACCTAGTTTAATACCTAACCAATCAGCAACTTCAATTCTGCTACCCACCATAATAGGTAAATCATCAGTGTCGTATACAATATACAGGCTAGTATTCATACGTATCAGCGTCCTCCAATACGAAACCAAACTCGTCTAATTTACCAATCACATAGTGTGCCTCTCGGTTATCTAACACGCTTTTGCGACGGTCAAATTCATCACTGATAATATATGCCCCATCTAATCGACTAACGTATAGTTCATCGTCACTGGTAATAACATATTTCTTTTCCGCACCCTCTGGTAAATCAGCAACCTTAACGTTAGTGAACGTACCATTACCATTTGAATATGAAATCGTTTCTACATCGAACGGCACATCAATTAATTTCTTCATTTCTAACAACCTCTTTTTTCTTTGAATCATAGATAACAATTCGCTTGTCATTTTTAAACTTGTAGTGTTTATCGCCATACCAGTATCTGTAATTGGTAGTTACCGTGACCTGATAACGGTCGTTGTTATATTTTTTGCTAGTGTTACCAGCATTAGTTGATGACGCCGTTCCGACCACAATCAACACGCCAACAATGAATAGCCACACGATTACGCAAAAAATGTAATCTCCAATACCAAAAAATGTTCCCCAGAACAGTGCAATAATTACTATTAATGCCGCGACTGATAACCCAAAAAACCAAATCATAAACTGTCCACCAACGCCTTTGCTCGTTTAAAATCACCTGTGTACATCAAACCTTTTAACTTACTAATTTTCGAATACATGTGAACGTAATCTCTATCCACAATGTTTATCACTTCGTCTGCCAACTCATCAGCAGGACGACCGTTGCTTTCAATCTTCACGGTTATATTCATCTGACTCATACTCCTTCATTTGGTTGTATCTGTGTAGGTAGTGATACTTATAAGCGTATTCGCTCACACCTAGCAACCGCATTGCTTCTTCATCGTTCATACCAATTGCTTTATACATACGCATCTGGTTGAACAAATCATTCTCTTCTCTACTCCGCATAGCTAGTCAACGCTGTTAGCCCATCTGTATATGCAACGTAATCCGCCCATACGTTATCCAACATTTCAGTAGTGTCTTTTACATCATCAACCGTTAACTTACCGTAATTTAAATGCGTACCAATAACTTTTGCTTGTTCAAGCAAATCTGTGTCAGCTTCTTTATGCAAATCTTCGGCTACACCATCTAAATCTTTACGCAATCTATCAGGAAAATCATTACCAAATACATGCATAACCGTAACGATTACTTTTTGTGCTGGGTTAATTACCATACCGACTTCACCACTTGTCCACAATTGGCAGCCGTCTTTTTGATTACGAGTTAATTCTGCATTCTCGTTAAAGTTAATCAGCCAATTTTTCCAACCGCTTCGTTTCGTCTTGAAACGACTTTCCATTTGTTCCACTGCATGATCAGAAAAATCATACAGTTCAATTCGTTTAATGCCCATACAACAATACCTCTCCGATACGATTTGCTTGCTCCTCTGTTCCAAAGAATCGAACTAGCTGGTAGATGCCCCAGTAAATCACACGTTTGATATAAGGTAGCAAATACACTAGCAGGAACACTGGAACGAACCAAATCAATATTTCCACAAACATTTTAATTAATAGTTGAACCATTTTTTTATTTTCCTTCTATATAAGAACGCTCTGGCTGCCCAGAAAATTGATAGGACAATACTAATGAGTGAAAGGATAATGACGAATACGTTTCCTGTAAACAGTAATACTAGGTTGATAATCGACAAAACCAGTACATGAACTGAAAGCATATTGCTTAGATAGTTCATGTGATTATTTATTTTTAATCTATCCATGTGCTTCACCAGTTAGTTGTTCGATCGAAACGTCTAGGGCATCTGATAGTTTGAAAATAGTTTCTAATCTAGGAGTTGTACGTCCGTTTTCGTAATTAAAAATATTATTTACATACAGCCCTGAACGTCTTGCTAATTCATTCATTGAATACCCACGTTCTAAACGATATTTATTAACATTATTTCCAATCGCAACTGCTGGACTAACATATTCAGATTTCAATTTCTTGGCAAAGTAATTATGACCTTTAGGAGTAATCATAGTTGTACGGCTTACCTTGTTATTGCTAACTATTTGGTAAGTATAAAGTGTCTCTTTAACTTCCATATATCCAAAATCAAGTGATTTAGATGTAGGTAAGTTATAATTATCACCACGTTTTGTTGTGCATACCCAACCGTTATCACGGAACCATTGGTATAACTTTTTCTCACCAATCTTAATTCCGTATTCCTTATTCAACACTTTCGCAAATGCTGACACGCCCATGCTTTCCTTGCTGCCTTCCATGATTAAGGCAACCTTTGCGTCTTCCTGTAACTTCGCAGTCAATGCACGTTCGTTCTTTAAGTCGGTTGCCACACGAATTAATGTTTCAGGACTTAGCAACACTTCCTCAGTCATGTAAGCACCATGCTTACGAATGTCGGGTAAGACTTCGGTCGTTAGCCAGCGCTTAAATTTCTTGGCTTGCTCTTTCATTTGTGGGTTACGTGATTGCTTTGATGCGTCCCAAATCATTGAGTAGATACCTGACTCGTTGATGAAGATTGGATATTGCTCACGGCCAAGGCTGTCTGTTATCGATGGGGCTCCAACTTGGGGTCCCATCTTTCTATCTTCATTATCAACATGCTTTACAACAGCATCTTTTGCTTTCGCATATCCCAATACCTCAGCCACATCTTTACCAACGAACCATGGTTCATCATCAATCATTACCTGGCGGACGTCTTTACCTTCAAAACCTAGAACTTGTAACTCATTGTTCATGACGAGCCTCCCATAATTCGTTGACGTAACTTTCTGCTTTACTTAGAACTTCATTAGTCTTTTCCTTTGATGCAATTCCTTTTTGAACTCGTGCAAACGTCGTATTGTTCACACCGATGTGATATAACAATTCGTCTTGATGCAATTGAACGGAAAACATTTTTCCTTTTAACGTACCAACACGATCCAGAACTTCCTGTTCCATAAAAAACCTCCAATAATGTAGTCATATTGTTAGCAATCACATAATTATGTGTTATAATATACACATAAAGAACTTTTAATAACGTATCTTGGCGGAAACGGTTGATTAAATAGCAGTTCTTACTAACAAGTAGCTTTGTACATAAATTAATATAACACACAATAATGTGTCGTGCAATGTTTTTACACTTAATTATGTGTATATTGATTTGAAAGGATTTTTTTATGTCTTTATACGAACGTGTAGTTGATTTATCTAATAAAAGAAATTTTAAAAGTGTGCGTGATTTATCTATCGCTGCTGGCATGTCTCAGAATGCTTTATATAGTTGGAAAACGCAGAGTCCTTCTGCCGACAATCTGAATGCTGTGGCAAAAATACTTGGTGTGTCAGCAGATTATCTATTAGGCAATACAGATGATATGTATTCAAATCAAAACGATAATCAATTGGACATTAAGAACGCCCCTATACTTGCATACGACGGCAAACCAGTATCAGATGAAACTCGCGACATATTAGAAAGAATTTTAGAGATGGAAACACATAAATGAAAAATGTAATGACCTACTTACAATATCTAGCTGACGTGAACGGTATCACTATTATTGTTACTGACCAGCTAGACGAATATGAAAGCGACAAATGTATTCCAGCAATTAATACAATTATTATTAACGAGAATTATGCTACAAAAGTTGATGTGGCTTTTAGACTTGCGCATGAGTTATCTCATTTAATATTTGGATCACGTTTTTCAGATGCAATCTATTCATTTTCAATTGGAAGCAATCGTGACGCAGAACGTGAAGCCAATATCAATGCATTAAAGATGTTGTGCAAGTATCTATACACTGATACACCTTTAGAATATCGTAACTACATTAATTTTATGAATGAATTCGGTTTACCAGCTAGTATGGAAAACATGGTGAAGGACGCTATATTAGCTGTTTAAAATACATACGTGCAATAATTGATCCACGATAAAAGCTAAGGAGTAATGGGCAATGAAACACAAAAAGGTAATCATTTCTAGTATCATCGGGCTAATCGTTATAGTAGCGATCGTATTCACATCAATGTGGGCAGTGAATAACAACCAAACAAAGAAATTTGCGACGGTAAATGGGCACGATTTGTATAAGGTTAAAATAACTAAAGATGTACCAGCTGCTAATCCGCCCGCATTAAAAGGTGGCTATGCTAAAGGAGTTCGTGATATTGAAGGGAAAACTAAAGCTCCTGACGGGTCGCTAGTTGTTATTAAACAAGATGTTTCGTCTGGTTATTTTAAAGGAATTGGAATGGGCGCTACATATTCACACAAAGCAGACGGATTAACTTCTCAACAAATGATAAACAAAGTAGACGTAAATCAAAACGCTTTTGCAACTACTGTACATGATGGTAAATTCAAGACTATGTTTGTCCCAGACATGGACGATAAAAATGGAAAGTATATGATATTTGCTGGGACGGAATTTTTATCAGAGCCCACATCTAAAAAAGTAATTAAAACATACAAAGCCAACATGGGTTACTACACCGTCACAAACTCAGGTAAACTAATCGAACCATAAAAAATAACGCACCCGAAATTAATCGAGTGCGTTTTTAATTGTAATAAAAAAGAGCTGTCGACCCACGACAACCCAAACAAACAAACCAGCATAGTAGCCAACTACACTAATCCAACTAACATCGAACATACAATATATTCTATGAATTTCATTTATCTATACATAAATAATAACACAACTGTTATACCTGTCAACCATCATCAATTATTATGCTATACTAATTAGTACATAGATTAGCCATCTATGTACTATCTCCAACGAAAGGAGAGCATACGATATGTCAGGAATTTCATTTATCTTTAGAGAATTCTTGTTCGCTTTTGCTATGTTATTTATAACTGGTAGCACTGGTGAATTAATTCTCGCTGCATTGCATTTCGTCGCTGCTTACACGATTTATATCGTTGGTGGTAACGAGCACACCAAGCAAGACAAACAATAAGCGATGCTTTGTATATGGGGCTACACCGATAAGATAAGTGTAGCCTAGCAAGCCAATACATACCTTAAAACACTTGGGGTCACTTTATTGCCACCCTCGTGTTTTTTTATTTTGCATTTTTTCGTGACCAGATAGAGTAAAACTTTCCATACAATGCAGTCACTAAGTAGAATAACATCGTTAGTAACATAGGCAAGCTAGATGCTGAGTAACCGATAAACAATGCTGATACCCACAGAGCAATATTAACAAAGTCAGACATTAACCACAATGAGTAGCTGTCACCATAACCCTTGAACACGTACCATGAAGCCATTGCTCCAATAATCAATACGATTGAATCCCATAGTGGGTTTGTATCACCTAACGCTGTGTACGCCATCAGTACTGGGTACCATAGTGCTAGAATTAATACGATAGTAAAAATCCAGCCTTTAATAGATAGGAATTTTACACCGTCTTTTACACGGTTGCCCCACTTTTTCCATGTGATGATTAATGGCACATCAATCAAGGCAACGAATACCAGTTGATCTAATACACTAGCGAAATGTCCAGCAGACCAGTTAATGTAAATATACCCTAACGCACTGATTAATCCAAGCAGCCCATTAATAGGTTTACCAATCATCATGTACACGGTACATGCCGAACCAATAATTGTTGCGAATAATGTAATTGTGGATAGCACTGTAATCGGCGCTGTTAGATAAAACGCTAACTGTACCCCCACAATAAACGCTAGCATAATTGCGCCAGCTGCATTCAGAGATTTAATCTCATCTAGTAACCATTTCCCATAACCTGTCATTTAATAACTACCTTTCCATTTTTAACGAACGCGCTCATACCATCAATAGCACCCTGCACATACGAAACGATTTCTCCATCTTTATTTTTAATTCCTGCAATATATACGTCAGAATCGTGAACACTAAAGTTCCTCTGTTTTGTCATTACTAACTACCTCCGTAACAACTTTCAATTCCTCAATCCTTTTACGTTTACCATTCAATTGCTTGTTACCTTTTTCAATGTGCTCACGGTTGTGATTAGCTGGTGAAACAACTTCTAGGTTATCCACATCAGCTCGTCCTTCCCATGCTTCACGCAAAGGCACAATGTGGTGAACTGTATTCCCATCAATCAACCGACCAAAGTCCACTAATTCCACTTGATCAAAACCATGGTCACGATTGATTACTTTACGTCTAACCGATAGCCATTCACGACTACGATAGAACGCTTGTACTTCCTTTTCAGACGGCTGGTAACTATTCGTATGTCGATACTTATCAAACGCTTTCTTGCGCCTGTTGATAGCCGTCTGTTGCATGTCACTTATTAATGAGGTAGTTTGCAATTAACTCACCTTCATTTCCAACACCAGCTTCATACCATTCAACGACTGCATCACTAGGTACTGGCTTACCTTTAACTAAAGAATCTTCCATTAACTTACCCATTGATTTAAGCAATGATCGTGACATAAATCCTCTGTTAGAATCTTCGCCAGATTCTTTAAACTGGTTTGATAAAACTTTAATACTTAATGCAGTAAATACGTCAGCAATCACATCTGGATTACCAGTGTCAGTGTGTTTCATACCTTCTAACCAATCGATTACATAATCTGGCATATTAGATATACTCCTTTTCCATTGCTGCGAAATTTATCCACGGATATTCCTGTTCAACTGCTGGGAAATCATCGTCAGTCCAAACCAAATCGATGTCTAACATACCAGCAAGTTCCTCGTTCATATTAATTTCAATACGATCAGTAACTTTATTACGACCAATATACTTACCACGTTCTGTACGCAACATAAATGGTTTGTCATCATCGTTACCGTCAATTAGCAAATCAATATACTTACGGGCTTTCTTTAAATCTTCCTTGCCGTTTTTCTTATCAGCGCGAGAAACATACTTAATGATATTAGCAACCTTCCATGCCTCGCTGCCGTTCATACCAGCAACAATACTATTGATATGATCCTTCACTTCAGTACCGTCTGATAGTACGTAATGCTCTGGCTTATCTATAATGTCAAATGAACTCATACACCTTTTCTCTTTCTAAATTAGAATCTAATACACGCTGGTAAATATCTACTCGTTTAAATCGTTTCAATAAACGGTCTAGGTTGTTCAATCCAAACTCATAAGCACTGCGTTTTGATTCTGATAACCATAACGAATAGGTGTCATCACCAATCACTTCCCACACGCTGATAGGATTAGGATCTTGTTCAACTGAGATACTACCTGCGGAAAATAAATCTAATCGGCTTAACGTTTCAGCTAACTCATCAGCCTTCGTTCGACTAAATAATTTAGCTCCATCAGCCGAATATACCCACTCTAAATTCACTGGGTTCTCACTAGCAAAATATGCTTTCATACCAGCTAGTTCGTACACCACAACGTATTTATACATTGGCAATTTTCCTATCGATAATATCCAATACTCTCAGTGCATCTTCTGGATTAGATAAATCATTGTGCTCCAAATCAATTCGAATCTTTGGAGATATATCATAATCATCAAACCACTCACGATAACGATTCCACATACGATGATAATATTCTTCAAGGCTTGGGTCATTTTCAATTTGTTCATAATCACGACCACGTTTCTTAATACGATTTAGAATGGTATCAAAATCTGCATCGATAAATACCAGTAAATCTGGACGTTCCTTAGCCGTCGCATTAATTTCGCCCATCATATTATCAAGTAGGTCTAAGTAGATGTTATATTCAACATCGGTGATATTACCTGATTTATGATTTTCTGCGGTGAACAAAGCGTCCTCATAAATCGAACGGTCTAAGATATTGTTATCGTCTGCTAGCGCTTGCTTAATCATCGCGAACCGCTTGTTTAAAAAGTAAATCTGCAACGAGAATGCAAACCGTTCCGGATTCTTATAATAATCAGGTAGCACGGGGTTACCTTCAACTGGTTCGTAGAATGGTCGTGTACCTAAATGTTCTGCTAATAGTGTGGTCAGTGTTGTTTTCCCTACACCAATCATGCCTGCTGTAATAATCACCATTACTCCTACTTTCGTTTGTTAATCTGATACATCAAGATAATCAGCATTGCTAGTATCGTGACAATAAAAATCTTACCGATGAAAAATGCCATGTTAGTTACCTCTTACTTGTTATCGACAATCGTTCCGTTAGAACCTTGAACGGTAACCCAACCATGTTGCTTACGAGCCTCTGCTTCCATGTATTGGATAGTCTTGTCATTTACAGAATCATTAATTTTCTTATTGGCTTCTGCTTGTGCGTTAGCCTTTTCAATGGTTGCGTCAGCTTCACCCTTCGCCTTAGTCTTTGCAGCCTTGGCATCAGCTTCTGCCTGCGTGTTCTTTGTTTCAGCTTCTAATTGGGCTTTCTTATTGTCTTGGCCAGCTTTGATAATATCGTCAATTGACTTTTGTGTTTGTGGATCCAATGTTGGTGTTCCAAATGATAAATCTTCAATGATAAATCCTTGCTTATCGGCGCGTTCACGGAACATATCCAATAGCTTTGCTTGAACCTTAGTTGAATCAGAACCAACAACATCTAACAACGTGTATTGAGATAATACGGTACGTCCAGATGCAGTTAACTGTTGGTTTAACCAACCCTTTTCAATTGTTTCAATATCAACGTTTCCAAATTTCTTATAAACAGAAGTTGCCTTTGACGGATCCACATGATACGTAAATGTGATTGCTGTATCTGTTTTCTTACCGTCAGATGTTGCTAACGAAACTGTTTGCTTAACTGTTTGTGACTTAATTGGATATTGTGTAACCTTATCTAGCCCAACCCAGTGAACACCTTGTGTCAGTGCTTGATTGCGTACACCACCACTCATTGAATACTCGATACCAACGTTTCCATTGTCAACTTTCTCAAACGTCTTAAAACCTCCAATTGTAACTACTACACCAGCAATAGCGACAATCGCGCCTCCCTTAACCATCTTCACAAATGTACTCTCTTGCATGTTTTATTCCTCCGTAAGTAATCGTTTATATAATCGCTTGAAAAAAGCGTTTCGTTGTCTAAAAAGTAAAGCTCGACTAACACCAAACTTTATTGCTAACGAGACCATTGTCTCTTGTGTATGACGTTTGAAATACAATTCATTAATTAGTGTTTGCATTTCATCACTTTCACGACCAACCATGCGACGAATTGTCTTTTGATTGTGTGTCAGTGTATTTAATTTTTTATCATCAGCAACCTTGATTACTGTGCTTTCGAACGCGTGCGTGTTGTTATTCTGCATACGTCCACCACCAATATTTTCATCGGTTTCATTCCGCTTAACCATTAACTCGAATTCGGTACGTTTGATTTCCACATCAAGCTCTGGATAGCGTCTCAACCAAGCCGCAACTGTTGCTGTTTCTTTACTCGTCAAATCCGTAACCTACCAATCCTTCATTAATAATTTTCAAGGCATCTTCTGACGAACGTGCAATACCGTGAATAACTCCACGGTTGCTTAATGCTTGATGGAAAAATATCTGGTCTTTTCGTGGCCGACCAGTGGCAGTTTTAACTTCTATGTAGAACACCTGATTATCTGTCTTACGGAACCCATATAAATCAGGGTGTCCATTCGGTACGCCAGTCATGAACCAACGATCATCTTTAGTCAGAACTTTACCAGTGTTAATACGGAAAACAACGTGTCCGTCATGTTCAACTGCAGCACGAATAGCGTTTTGAATATCTTGTTCTCTCATGTTTACGTTAACGTTAACGTATACGTTAATGTTCTGGTATCTTAAACGTATACGATACACCCTCCTTCAACATAATTCCTTTGTATCCACGGCCTCTAGCTGTGCGTTTTGTTTTAAAGCGTTTAGCTAACTCACTACCTAACATCTTACGAGTTGGATAATCATCAGGTTCCTCACCAACAAATTGACCCCAAGCATTTGTAACGTCTGGACCTTCTACAAAACCAGCTTCATTTTCAATGAATGTTTCTTTGATAAATTCGCCAATCGGATCACTGCTTGAATGATATTTTTCGTTTGCTTGTTTCACTGCATAAGGAACGGGACCTAGTCCTTCGTTACGCCACTTAGTAGCAGCTTTAATAAGGTACCATAGAATTGCACCAGCTTCCGTTTCTAACTTATGACCAAGGTTAACGTCAACGTCTTCCTCTTTGATTGTTAAATTGAATGGTATGACGTTCGTACGACGCCAGATACCTTCGGACGTATCGTTAATTTGTGGTAAGTAGTTTGTATCAAAGAACGGTACACCAGCTGATTGGAACTCGTATGGACGATTGTATTTTTCATTGGCAACGAACGTGCCACCACCAGTAAGTTTCTTAATGATTGCTGCGTCTAACTTTTTATTCTGTGCAATCTCAGATACCGATACCAAACGTGCGCCACGCAAACGCGCTAACTCATCGTTATTGCTGGTACTTTTCTTGCCGTCGTCCATGAATGTATCTGGGTTAACAGCTGTTACGTAATCTCCTAAGGCGTTTTTAATTGCACTCATCAAAACACCTTTACCATTACGACCGTTACCGTATAGCAAGACGTATTCTTGTTCCTCACCATTACCGAACATTGAATATCCAACGAATTTCATCAGATAGTCAACCATGTCAGCGTCACCCAACATAACCTGATTTAGAAAAGTTTTGAATTCCTTAGGTTCAAGGTTTTTATCAGGCGCAATCAGCGTGCTCTTAGTGAAATATCGCTTAGGGTCATTGTCACTACGCTCACCAGTTGCTAAATCATAGACACCATCTGGTGTGTTAATAACACCAACTTCCTTATCGAATATATTGATGTCCACATTAACCATCGAGGCTAGTAACTTCTTAGCACTATTCAACCCTTTATCAGTACGTACCGACTTGGCAAATTTATGGAACGCATTAATTGCCGATTTTTTATCTTTTGAATAATTCTTCTCAGCAAGTTCTAAATCCTTTTGGTCTGGATAATTCTCGACGGTTGGTTCTGGTGGCATGATAGGTTCCTCAGTCTCAAGGATAATATCGCTGAGCTTAATAAACAATTTGTGTACCACACGCTCAACGTCACGTTTCCATACCGTTCCGTCGAATACCATAAACGTTGTCTCAGACTTTTCCGAATCAACATGTAACACCTTGTCGCCCCAACGTTCATAGAAACGTTCTGCCATTCCTTGATCAGTGTAATCATGGTGTGGATAAACCTTTTCTTCGTCACCGTTTCCAATCACAACTGAGAAAGCTTCTGTCTTAGGACGATACGTTTCAGTCACGTCAGTAATTGCACGATTAATCGTACCTTCACCATACGTTGACTTACCATGTTTCTCGTCCCATTTATCACGCATCAAACCAGAGTCTCGGAATATTTCGTCCATGAGATAACGGTCACGACCAGTCCAGAATGCTAATAGATTAACGAACGCTAGGTCAGCCTCCGATGCTGAACCATATTCGTCTTGCCAGTTACCGTCATAAAGCTTTTTAAAATTAGCACCACCATTAGATGCCAAAGCTTTTTCGATAACTTCTTCTTTAGTTAAATCGTTATGTTCAATCACAACATCTTCTAATCTAGGGCGTTCCTCTGGACGAATAAGCGTGTTATATACGTGGTCAATCATTTCTTGTCCGGGAGCATTAATAGTATCTTTGTGACCCATGATGCTCATACCAGTTAAAGCAAAGAAACGACCTGTGCTGTACATCTCAACAACTTTGTCACCGTCTTGGTTTTGACGCGACTTATCACCGGGCAAGGTACCTTTAGCAATGATATGAATGCCTTCGTGAGATTGTGACAATTCGGTATATGATCCCATTGCTTCAATTGCCATACCAAGTTGCGTAGTATTATAACCTTGTTCATACAAGTCAATCTCATCTTGGTAATGATCCATATCAATACCGAAAAACGGTGGCTTCAAAAAGAAAGCCAAACCGTCTGCATCAAAGATTTCCATGTTTGCTAAAGCTTCATCAAAAGTTGTCCATGTACGTTCATCAGTAGAACTAGCGTGTCGGCCAGTCATTGCACTGACAGGAATTTTCGTATAACGACTGCTCGTATCGTTCCATTCTTTACGATACAAGCCCCATTGATTAACTGACTTTAATTCTTCTGGTAAGTCTTGATAGCTCATGTAATCCTCTTTCTAAATTAACGTATACGTATACGTTAACGTTAACTTTAAAATTAAAATGGTAGATCGTCAGCAGAAATATTGACCTCTTCACCACCAGCGAATAAATCAATGCCATTAGCACGGTAATCTACTTGTGGGAACTTAGATACGTTGCGTGCCTTCACGCGCAAGTTCTCATATTCCTTACCTTGCCATGATGATTTCTCGTTCTTAACACGAACTCGTAGTGGCTTACCAACAAAGGCATCTAGGAAATCGCCAAAATCTTTAAATTCTTGTCCTTCATTTAATCCAGCAGCCTTAGCAAATCCCATTAAGATACTGTTGTTATACTTACCATCAACAGCTTGCGGATACATATCGTCGAAGATGTGTGCGCCACCGAAACGTTGATCAGTAATATCCTTACGAATAACTAAATCAAAATGTAGACGTGACTTGCCATTTGGATTAGTTCCTTCTTCGGCTTTCTTAACAACAACTTCATATTCACCATCAGCGATATTGTAGTCGTTATCATTTACTTCTGAAAAATCTAGCTTGAAACTCATTGTATAATTTACCTCTTTACAAATTTATGAACCCACCAGTTGTATTTCTTTGGGTATGGAATGTCTCTCATCGCAGCTTCACGCACAGCTTTATAAACTGAATGCTGCTTTGTTTTGGCTATCGCAAGTAAATCATCAAATGTTTTTGCATCTGAATACTCGCGATAATCCAAAGTAATTGTTTCTTTAGTAGGGGCTGATATTAATTGTTCCAGTTCCGTTTCTCGTTTAACTTCATATTGTCGTCTTGAGTTCGGTTCGAGGAACGTGAATTCTTCATTGAATTTTGGAACTGGTAATTTATCAAATCCCGATTGTTTGGTCTCACCATCTAATGACCAGTCGTGGTCAGTATCAGGAAAACCGTGTATTGCATAATTACCAACGTGATCAATAATCTTAGCGACTTTACCCGGAACGTATCGCATTGAACGCATAGCGAATTGAATGTACATTGATAGCGATTTCGTCGGACGTAGCTGAATAACAGTTTCAACATTAGGAACATCAACACCTTCCAAAAACAATTCCGCATTGGATAGTATCTTGATATCTCCGTCACGGAACGAATTCATTAACGCAGCACGCTCGTCCTTATGCGTTTTACCGTCAACGTGAGCAGCAGGTATGCCAGCATCATTAAACGCCTGTACAACTGCCTTAGAACTTTCCACATCAACTGCGTAAACAAATGCTTGCGTGTTGTTAGCTATTCTCTGGTAACTTTTAACAACATCACCGAAGATAACTTTCTTAGATGCCTCATGCATCGACTTATTCGTGTAATCACCGCGTGACACTTTCAAACTTTCTAAGTCAAACAGGGTAGGGGCATAATATTCAAACGGCGCTAATCGCTTATGTTCGATTAGCCATGACACTGACTTGCCAATCACCATACCGTCGGCTACATCTCTAAAACCTTCACCAGATAATCTAACGGGTGTCGCAGTAAACATTAACTGAACCACATTATCGAATTGTGCCAGCAAACGTTTATACGTAGCAGCTAAACTGTGGTGGGCCTCATCAACGAACACAACGTCAGGGTGGGTGAGCTTGTCTTTTTTTCGTTCGATTGTTTTAATCATGCCGACGTCCGCCAAGTCCATGTTTACACCATGCTTAGTAAAACTGTTCTTAACCTGATTGACGATTTCCACACGATGTACCACGAATAATACGCGGTTGCCCTTGTCGGTGGTACGCTTAGCAATTTCTGCCATAGTAACGGTCTTACCTGATCCAGCCGGGCTAACAACCATAACGTGTTTATGACCGTTAGTAAGTTCTTTATAAATCCCATCGATTAACTCCAGTTGGTAATCGTATAAACTAAACGTCAAACTTGAACAAGTCCTCACTAGACGACGCTGTTCGATTATCTAAACGATTCTTAGCGGTAACGAAATCATTACCAGAAAGGATAACGCCACGGTTACCAGTATCAGGATTAATCATCATACGACCGACCATATCGGTTAACCCAAGTAATCCGTTACGTGAGTTAGCACGAATTTCTGGAACAAACTTTTTAAATGTTTGACCACTTTCATTTGGTACATCATCATTGACTTCCCATGCGGTTACCAAAATATTGATTGGTAGCTCATAGATAACTGTCATGATACGTGCAAAATAATTCGTCCATTGTGAGTAGTGTTGCAGCTCATTACTAATACCGTTCTTAGACTCGCGACCTTTTTCAACGAACCAATCTTTCTCAAGGGAAGATACGTTATCAATCACTAATGTATCGAAATGATTTTCCTCGATAGTAGTGGGTATATCACGCAGCAATTCCTCCATTGATTGCGAGGGGTGTTGCCGATCAAACGGCACGATAAAAATGTTATCTTCACCAGCCAATACACGACTGGAATTATCTAAATCAACGACCAACGTCTTACCAGGCAAATTACGAATAGCTGACGTTTTACCAACGCCCGGCTTTCCATAAAGTAAGATGCGCCAATTGTTGATACGCTTAAGTCCCTTAGCAGGGGCGAAATTAATTGTCATTTAAAATACCTATTCTTAATTTTTGTAAACGCAGGAAATAAATCCAAATCCTTGGCGTATTGATCGAGCGTGCTAATACCAACGTTTAACTCATTGTATATCTGTAAGTAATTAGCATTTTGTAATACCAACTCACGGAAACGTTTCAAACGTCGTTCACGTTCGTTGCGTAGCTTCTCAGCACGTTTCGTAATGTTCCGTTCATCGTTATACCCAGTGCTTTTTCCTTGTGCAGGGCGCTCAACAACGGCTGTCAGATTAAGTTCACTTGCTTTATAAAACTTACCAGTGTGGATTTTACTTGGACCCATTGTCCCAACATCATAATCTCCCATTAACGTAATCCGAGTGTCTGATTATCCACAATGCGTGCTCCTGGCACTTCAATACCAGACTTAATTGCGTCCTTGATGTCAGCACGCTTTAATGAAACCTTGTATTCAGCATATTGTGGTGGTACAGATTCTTCATCGTCGATAACAACTTTTGAAGATTTACGATACTTGAATTTAAAATTACCGGCATCGACTTCATTCATACCAAATGTATACATCGCTTCATCAACAGCTGACATCATACGACTGATTTTATTTTCAATTGTCTTACGCTTTTCACTTAGCTGCTTTTCCTCAGCTTTCAATGCATCTCGGTCAGCCTCAAGATTACGAATAACATGCCCATAACCAATTAACTTGTCAGAACTTGCGTCACGAATTGCGTCCAAGGTATCTTGTTTTAACTCATCATCATCAATATCTGAATTATATAGTCGCAAAAAATCACCTTGCATTTCATATAAGTTCAATCTCGACACACTCCTTTCTAGAAAAAATCTTCCTCAGTTACTCGTTTAACGGTGACGATATTATCTTCTGTAAAATCCTCTACATCAGCTAAATCGTTCGATAGGGTACTGTATGAACCAACGGTTATCCAATACCAAATATCATCACTATTAATGAATTCTGATAAGGTCATGACGTTCTCCACATTGTCGTAAATGGTTGGTTCCTCTTTAGATAACCAATCCATATATTCATCTAGGGACATTTGTCACTCCTTGTGTTATAATTTATTAAGTTATCGTAAACGTATACGTGAACGTTAACGTCAACTTACAAGTAATAATATAAATCCAAACAGGTCAGGGAACTATCAAATATAAAGAATGCCAATAAAACAATTAATTTTATAAGAAAGGTCAATATTATGAACTCGGTAAAAGACTTCGACTTAAAAGAACGAATAAAAATTTTAGCTGAGCAGCAAGGAAAATCATTAGCGGACATCACAAAAGAATCTGGATATACGTCTGGACGTATTGGTAATTGGTCACAATTTTTTCCTGGCATGGCTCAGGTTGAACACATCGCAAGTTTGCTGGACGTATCGATATTAGATTTGTTGCCATACACGGCAGAAGATTTAGGAATTGATACAATACCAGAAACAACACCAAAAGGCGTGTTAATGACGACAGTAAACAAATCAAACTTAACGGACAGCCAGTACATCATATTAGTCGATTTAATTAAATCAATGGAGGAAGGTTAATGTCAGCAACCATAACAGCGTTTTATAACAACAAGGGTGGGGTAGCTAAGACGACATCAACAATTAATATTGCTGGGGAATTGTCTAAGCAACAAAAAAAGACCCTGATAATCGACGCGGATCCACAGGGGCATTCAACATTAAGTTTTGGATATGATGCAGACTCAATTGATGTTGAACTAGGTACAATGTTGTACAACAAGTTAGAAGGTTCACAAGCAAAAGAATACTTTATTCACATAAACGACTATCTCGATGTTGTACCAGCAAATCAAACGTTAGCCGATTTCATCGCCTCAAACCCAGAAGGGAACAATTACCTTAATGACTTCCTAAAAGGGCTGAGAGACGAATATGATTACATATTTATCGATATGGCACCGGCAGTCGACGTTATCCTAGCCAATGTGTTGAATGTAGTTGACGACTTAGTGGTATTATCTAGTCCACAACCATACGCAGTTCGTAATACCGAACGTACTTTAAACACAACTGACAGCTACAATGTACCAATTCGACGGATAGTTGCAACCATGGTGGATAAGCGTGTCAATACAGATAAAGAATTTCTAGAGCAGTTAAAGGAAATTGCAACAGAACATAACGTAAAGTTAGCTGATACGTATATTCCAATGCGTGCTGCATTCCGCGACAGTATGGGTAGGTATCAAATGCCGTTATCGCTAGTTGATGAACCTAGCTATAAAGAGGCACAACAGTATTATCATAAATTAACGAAAGAGTTGGGATATTAATATGGCTAAACCACAATTTCTAAGGAGACCAACAAACGTATTAAAGCAGGATCCACAACCTGAAAAAGAAGTGGATCTAAGAACTAAAAGCAGTGAGGAAACAGCAACCGAATTATTAGCTGTTAGAGCAACACCAACAGTTAAGAAATTATTAGATGATTTAGGTAGTGAACTTGGTGTTAGGCAGGGTGGTAGAAGAAAAATTATCGAAGACGCCTTGTTTGATTACTATGAAAAACAAAAAGATTAAGTTTAACGACTGGCTATCGCGTATGTGCAACTGCTAGTCGTTTTTTAACGCTATCCAAAACGCTCGCTGTACAAGTGAACTTAATGTACGACTAAATTATATCCAGAACCGATTGTTAGTATCCTGCAGTCACTTAGTAGCCTCAAGCCGGCAGGCATTTATCACTTACGTTCTTTTAAAAATCTTCTAAAACCTTTGACAAGTAACCAAGATTAACGCTTTGAGCGCTAGGAGTGAGTTGAAGATACAGTTCACCCATAAGTCGTAGTATGAACCGTAACTGAATTGATTAACGCTTCTCGCGAAGTCGGTCGTCTCATCACATCTATCGCTCACTCATAACATTACTTTACCATGTGTCGGATTCCGTATACCTGCATGTTTTGATTTCTCAATTTGTAACGTCCATTCGTTTGTCTTACCAAACGAGGAATCGTAGATCAACCTAGTTACCGTTCATAGCGTATAACCACGTCAATGTTTTGCCACCCACAAGCCCAGTTAATCATGCGTTAATATTAATATTTAACGTTTAGAAATTTTCCCATTACTGAGTTGGAAGCCAGAGGCAGTGTCCTTAGATGCGCTCCCCACACCCCGATACACCTGATAGAAAGTAGCATATCGGGAAGCCCTTTGAATAACCGCGGTAACCTCTCCGCGCCACAATGTGGATAACCAATGACGAAGGTTTCTCACGCAAAAAAAGAGACTCCAGTTACAATCCATCTGTTGTAATCGAAGTCTCTACTTGCTTGAAATTCTATCTGAAATAGGTTATAATTATCCTATTAAATAAAGATAGTAATTCTTTGTGAGTCGTTATCAAGGTCTGCCAACCAAGATAACATTTCGATACTCGCAACGTGTGAATGAGATTGCTAATATCTGGAACACTTCAAAGCCTGCCAGCTGAGAAGTGTTCTTTTTTTGTATTAAGTTATTTGATGTCTCAATCATAACCTATCGGTGGGCTAGAAGTCAACAACCAAATTGTAAGAATTGCTAAAGACGTATTAAAGTTTACATAATCTATATTATCGTAAGTTGTTTTTCTTTTCTAATTCCGCTAATTTTTGACGCAACAACTCGTTTTCAAGCCGTGCGTTCTGCTCGTTAATCTTATTCATTTTATATTGCTGACCTTGATTAGATCCCTCTATAAACGAATTAAATATATACCCGATTGAACCAATAACAAACAATACTAATGCTAATACAAATGGCCACATAACAATTACCCTCCGTTTTAAATATATTTATTATACACAAAAAGCCCCACCAGTACCATCAGATACCAGTGGGGCAATGGGTTAACGTAAATGTATACGTTAACGTTAACGTTATTTATTTAACTTCGGTAAGACTAGCAGCATTCACCCATACGTTGCCATATCGGGTACTGAATGCAATACCATTAGAGGCTTCATCAACATCTTCCACACGAATGCGGTCAGAGTGTAGACGGAAATAGTCGCCAACCTTAAGCGTTTGGTTAGCAGTCTTATTTCCTTTGCTATCAACCTTATCGACTGATTCAACACCTAATCCATTAAGTGTCCAATTGATTGGTTTACCGCCAGCAAAAGCATAGTTGACAACTTGCCAGATGCCATTAACTTGCTTTAGTTCGTCCACACGATATGCAGGTTTAGCTTTGAAATACTCGCCAACGTTTAATACTTGGTCGACTTTTGCAGTTGACTTAGCAGAAGTGGCGGGAGTGGTGACTGCACCACCGACACCGTATTTAATATCATGCTTTAGCTTATCGTATGATACACCCCACTTTTGTAGAAATGGTAGTGGGTCGACATGGTCAGAACCATGACCAGTACGTGAAGCATAGTTGTGAGTTTTAACTCCAACAGTACCCGGTGTGTCTAACGTGAAATCAGTAATGCCAGCTTCCTTTGCTAGTTGCCGTGCAAGTTCAATATAAATTTTATAGTCACGATTGAACTCAGCTTGGTTAGCTACATGTTCATTGAACTCGATTGCTGCATATCCTTCCCAGTTCCAATCTCCGCCAACATCATACGCACCACCATTAGTAGCAGCTACTTGAATAGCTTGTCCTTCACCAACGATGTGTGTGTAATAGGCGTTACCATACGAACGTGATAGGTATGAAATTGAGTTAGCATTAGTTGCATTAGGATTACCAGTTGAGTGCAAATGAACTTGTCGGAAAGGCGCACGCGCCAATCCAGCTGCAACTGCAGGCTTACCTGGAACCACAATATTTTTAATTACGTTAACCATTATTACCACCTTTCATAAATTGCTTGACTATCTGATCCAACCAAGTGGAATTTGCACCAGCAAACCCACCAAGGGCGACATCAGTCCACACTGGTGTGCCGGTTGTCATGCCAAACAAAAAACCAATTAACAATCCGACAACCACCGATAATGCTGGTAGCCACTTTGGATTGATAACTGGTATCTTCTCTACTAATTCAATTACAGCGTAGGTTACAAGCAGCATTACAATTCCACCACCTGCTAACCACGCAGATATATCATTCATTATTTTTCCTTTTGTCCCTTTCTTCATGAATACGTTGGGCATCTTGAATTAACGTATCAGTTCCCTCACTCACTGGTAAGTCTAGAACCTTATGCCCCATCGCTTCACCAGTACCATTACCACCTAAATCAAGATATGGTTGATACATATTTAGAAAATTGTCAATGTCGTCCATTGTTGCCCAACCTTGTTTCAACAACCGTCGTCCTTCCTGATACACACGGTCGTGTAATACTGATATTGATGCTTTCTTCTGCTTGTCCAATTCTTCTACTAACTTTTTATGCTCACGTTCGTAAGCTTCAATTAGTGGTTGCGTGGCTTGTTCTACTGCTTTAGTTAGCCTTTCTGACTTTTTCAGTTGTCTCTGCTGAAACCAACGAGTAATCGGCTTAAATATTGACCACGCAGAGACAGTTCCGACGATTCCGACAATCGTTGCTATCTCATTCAACTTATCCATAATTACTTTGCGTCAACCTCAGCATCATCTGATCCGGTAGTTACAGTTGTGTCAGGCGTTTCAACGGCTACTGTATCAGCTAATTTTTTACGTCCTAATGATTCGATTTGCTTACGACTTAAATCATCTAGAGTTACGCCATCTTCTAAATCTGCTGGACGTAGTGCCATATTTGCATTGACACTATCATTGTCCACATAGCCAGAAAAGGCTGTGCCAATTTCTGACGTGTTTCCAGTTGAATCAATACGGTAGTTGATGTTAGTTAGTTTGATATCCATAGTTAGTTCTCCTTTTGTACTTCGGCAAGTTGTGCCTTAAGCTGTGTGTTTTCTGCTTGCAATTGAGCGTTCTTGATATTTAGATTAGCAATCTCAATCGCTAGGTTGTTGACTATTTGATCGTTCATTTTTTAATGCCTCTATTTCTGCTGATAATTCTTGGACCGCTTTGTACAATACTGACGTGTAATCGTAAATCGAAACAAACTTCTTATCATCGGTTAATAAACGCTCATCGGTTTCATCAGCAATCACACCAATTTCCGTTTGACCATTTTTGGTGTATCGGTGAATCTTTGTGTTATTAACAATGTCCAAAGCATTATCTTCTAAATCAGTAATGTTTGTTTTGAATTTACGTTGTGACGAAACATTGAAATGTGCTGCTGCAATATCATAGTATGTTGACAAATCACGGCTAACAATACGAACCTGACCACCAGAATAAGGTGAAAGATAAAGGTTCTTTGACCCACCATCTTCGTCGATTGCTAGAATTTGGTTAGCTTTGAAACGTATTCCCAAACCATGTCCTGAGTTAGTTGGATTAGAATAGTAATTCAACGTACCCTTCATGCTATCGTCAACATCGCTAGTGTTAGCTAGTAATTCTAGTTGCGCACGATTAGTTGAATTGTTGTACATGCTTTTGGCAGCTAACTGTAAGTGGTTATCCTGCTTGTTAATAATACGTCCGGTATCAGTCGTGCCTAAGTGACCTGTATCACCAGTCAACACTTTGGCATTTAACTGTCCAGTAGTAATTAGACTTGCGTTGAAATTACCAGTATTAATATTTGAAGCATTGATGTTGGTGATATTGGCTTTGGCACCATTTAACGTACCTGTGGAAATTGAACCTGCATCTAAGTTAATAATATTTAAGTTCGCACCATTTAACGTACCAACCGTTATGTTGGAGGCGTTAAGGTTTTTGAAGTTTCCACCGAGTGCATAGAAATCACCGGTAACTGAGACGTTACCATCAAGCGTAATTTGCTTACCAACAATACGAGTGTTAGATGTATCACCATTGATACCGGTTATTAACTTACCAGAGTTATCTTGAATACCAATTGCCCAATTATCTTTGAATAGTTGTAGGACAGTATCAGTAGCCATATAAGAACCTGGCATATACGGTTGAGCAGCTTTCGTAAACGTTAGCATTGGTCTTTTTAAATAAGCATTCGTTCCTTCTCTGCACTGGAATGAAACACGAATATATTTCGCATCTGTTGGTACAGAAATGTTTTCAACTTTTTTACTGTACCAAGTTCCATCATCAGTACCGTTCCAGTACTTTAATACATTCAAGTCACTATTTACGTTTTTATGATTGGAATCTAAAAAACTAAACCATAACGACGTGTAATTTGTATTGGTAATAGTTCTAACGTCCCATGACAACGAGAATACTGTATTCCCGTTATTTCCAGGTACTGCAACATCTTGTTCGAAGTATGAATACCATTTAGTGGTATCGTTACCCGCGTCTGTTGGAACATTAATACCGACAGTTGTTTCTCCATCAACAACGTAGCTACGATAAAAATTATAATTCTTACCATTCGCTCCGTTGTTAGCAACATTCCACCCTTGCAAATCAGGGGTGAATTGCGTGTTAAATAAGCGATTTACTTGCGATACACTGGCCATAATTCCATCAGCACTCTGGCTAATTTCTGATTCCAATCCGGACTTAGCACTTGCAATCTGACTAGTTGTATAACTTTTAGATTGCGATAATGTATTAGTATCGCCGTTCTTACGGTCTTGAATTTCAGTAGTAAACTGACCAGCCGTCTGTGTGCTAAGTGATTTAATTTGTCCACCAACATCATCGACTTTATCTTGAATCATGCCAGCTAATTGTGTTCTGGTAGACTCAACTAAGTTATTGTTGTTATATGGCCCTGGTGTGTATGACCCAATTGTCGCACCGAGGACTAGCATCGGGTGTCCTAGATAAGCGTTTGTCCCTTCACGCGCTTCGAACGAAACATTAAGTTGAGTTGCTCCGTCCGGTACAGCAATGCCTTCCCACTTATTTTGAACATTCCAACTATTCTGACCACTGGGACTATGGCCATTCAAGTCAGCCCAATTTACATAAACAGTTGAAATTTTAACGCCATTTGAATCTTGGAACTCTAACCATAAGTTGTTATAGAACGCTGTCGTTCTAGCGTTTGCGTACCATGACATCGAAATGTATTGTCCTGATAAAGGCGTACTAGCCAATTGCACTTGTTGTCTCAATCGTGCATAAGATGAGTCAGTACCGGCAGAAGTTTCCCAGCCCACAACAGTTGCATTTATATTTCCTTGTGTGTATGAGCGATATGGTTTCCTTATACCATTGGTTCCTTCTGTATACCACCCTTCTAAGTCTGGGTTGAACTCCGAATTAATTAATAGGTTTGATTGCCCCATAGAATTAACTTGATCAGCAACGTTTTTAATTTTTGTTTCGAACAACTGCGATGTTTGCGTATTTAACGAGGTGTACCCTTGAGTTATATCAATAACCTTTTGATTAATCACCCCAGTCAATTGTGTGACCGTTGACTTGTCACCAGTCTTTCTGTCTTCAACTTCGTCAGTAATCTGATCAGCTAGCTGCGTGCGAATTGACTGCATTGAGGAATTATTGTTATAACTACCAGAAACATATACGTCACCAATAGTTTTTCCCAATACAATCATAGGCTGACTCAAATAAGCACTAACACCTTCTCTAGCTTCAAATGAAATACGTACAGTCTTAGCATTATCTGGAACGGAAATCCCTTCCCATTTTTGCAGTAACCATTTTTTTGAACCGCTTTTGTCGTCCCAATTGTTCATTGGTCTATCGTTGCCGGTGATTATATCATTGTGGTTAGAGTCATAGAAATTAATCCATATATGTTGATACATGCCATCAGTTTTTGAACGAGTCCACGAACGCCATGACATTGAAATATACTTGCCCGATTGTGGCGTTCCATACAAATTAACCTCTTGTCTAAAGGTTGCAAAGTAAGCACCGTTTGATGTATCAGCGCTAGTAGTATCAATACCAACGGCAACCCCATTAAATTCATTTGTCGAAAACGAACGATAAAAATTGTGCTTATTGTCATTAGAACTCGTACCCCAACCTTCAATGTCAGGATTGAAATCTGAATTATTGAACAAATTAATTGATTGCATACTTTCCACTGTGGTCTGTATGCCGTCAGCTTTTTGAATAGCCGTTGATGCAGCAGATTGTGCATTGGTAGCAACTGTCATACCGTTAGCTGCAAGTGTAGCTGTGGCAGATAAGCCGTTATTGGGGTCTTTAACTAAGCCAGTGATACCATCGAGACTGACTTCTAATTCGGCGACACGGGCATTGTTGTTGTAGTTACCCGGAACGTAGTCACCAATAGTTGAACCTAGAACCAACATAGGTTGTGATAGATAGGCTAACGTACCTTCACGGGCTTGAAACCATACAGTTAATTTAACTGCTGTTTCAGGAACATCAATACCTTCCCACTTTTTACGTTTCGTCCATGAATTGTCTGTGTCTGTTTGGCTCCATTGTTTATAACTCTCACCAACCTTCATACCAGACTTATCATAAAACCTTACCCACAAGCCATTATAGTTATCTACTCGACTAGCCCACGAAGCCCATGACATTGATATTTGATGTCCGGAACCAGGTGTAGATGCAAGCATAAAATCTTGTTTAAATGATACCCATGTATTTGCAGGAGCATTCTGTGTATCAAACCCAACGACATTTGCTTGAATAACACCTTGCCAGTATGAGCGATAGGGAAATTTACTTCCCGTATCAGCTTCGGTATACCACCCTTCCAAATCAGGATTAAACTCCGTATTCATCAACTGATTAACTTGACCTTGCGCATTTGCTTTCGCCTGCAACTCGGTAACGATATTAGATATGCTATCAACAGTTTGCTTGGTTTCGGAATACTTACCTTCCAAATCTTTTGTTTCTTTATCGTAATCAGTCTGACTTACCTTAGAAGTTATCTGGTTATTTAATACATTAATACTTGCGGTATTAGCGTTAACTTTCTTATCATTAGTAGATTTATAACTAGCAACATCAGCCGTCACTGCATCAGCCGTTGTTTTAACCTGACCATATTTAGTATCTAGATCTTTAGTTTTCTTATCGTAATCTGATTGGCTGACTTTAGTTGTAATCGCTTTACTATTCGCATCAATCGCAGCAGTATTAGACGAGACCTTGCCGTCATTAGTCTTTTGGTATGCTTCTACATCAGCACGAACACCATCAGCTTTTTGACTAACCGTGGAAATCGAATTATTTAACGTTTGATTGTTCTTGTCATAATCTGACTTAGCAACTTTTGTTTTAACTTCGTCTGCTAGTTGAGTAATTGAAGATGTATTGGTTTCAATGCCTGACTGAACATCTTCAGGAGCTGGTGTCCAATCTGTTGCAATAGTACCAATTTCTAACTTAGGTCTTGAAGCTTCGATATAATCTGCTTTAATTCCTTGAATATATATACCAACACTAACCCCTTTATTTGGGTCAATATCGACATTTGTTAGGTTTTTGAATGCTGTTATTCTACCTGAAAATGAGTCGCCAACTTTAAGATAGCTTTGGGTGATACTCGTACTTGGTGACACATATAATTTATTCCCGTCTACATCAAAGAAAATAAGTTCCATTAATACACGATTGAAGCCATTACTAAATGATGTAATGTTTTTAATATCAACATACAATGATGTTGTTACCATCTTGTGCGAAAATTCAGAACCATTAACTGTTGTTCCCAAATTTGATTTGTATGGATAAGGAACACCATCAGATTGTACAATTTTTAAGTCTGAGTTAGGAATGTAGTTCCTACCACCAACCGCTAAGTTATTAATCTTGGTAACGGTGCTTTCAAACCCATCTGCTCGTTGCTTTAATTGTGATACACTCTCGTCAATTTGACCTGTTTTCTGATTATATTCAGTTTGAGAAACCTTACTTGAAACCTCATCAGAAACAACTTTAAGTTGTGCTGTATTTGCAGAAACTTTTTTATCATTATCCAATTTATAACTAGCAACGTCAGTTGTTACACCATCAGCTGTTTGCTTAATTTGTGCATACTTAGTATCTAAATCTTTTGTTTTTGTATCATAGTCTGACTGTGAGACTTTACTTGATAATTCTTCTTGGGTTGCTACAATATCAGCATGATTCTTTTGAATATCATCTCCCAAGTCTTTCTTTGCATCTGCAAGGGCCTGGTTTGCTGATTGAGCAACTTGTTGAGCTTCTGAATGAGCTGTTGCTGTTGCTGTATCTACCATTGACTTAGCAGCACTACCAGCCGTTGTGTTAATACGCGTTTCCGCTTCGGAGAGTGCCACGTTTGCACTACTCAATGCACTGGAAGCTTGTGCTTTACCGTATGCAGCAGCCGAACTCGCCATACTATTTGCACGGCTTGCAGCACTGTTGGCCATACTGGTGGCAGCACTAGAAAACGCCGTTCGCTCCGAAGTTGCTAGTTGTAATTGATGTGCTGCACTACTTGCGATTGAGTCAGCTTCGGCAGCTAAACTCTCGCGTTCACTTGCCGCACTACTCAATGCTGTGTTAGCCTCTGATTGGAACTCGGCTGCTTCACTAGCACGGACTGCGTCCATAGCAGCTGCTTGTGACTTAGCAGTTTCGATAGCTTCATCAACTTTGTTAGCAATGTATTCACCAGTTTTAGTAGAAACTAACTCAACCCACGTTGTACCGTCCCACATGAAAATGTACTCATCGTCACCATCTTTAACGAAATACTTGTCACCAACTTTTGGGTTAGCAGGAAATGGATCATTGATTGAATTTCCGTAGTAGTCAGTATTCTTACCATCAGCAGATGCAATAGCTGCACCTTGTGCAATATGTAAAGCTTTATCAGCAGTCTCTTTCGCACTGGCAACATTGTTAATAAACTGTTGTGTCAGCGTACGTTTCTTAGCACCAATTGTATAACTGTCGTACTGATCTAATAACACGTTCCATGTAATTGCGCTAACTTGTGCTAACGTATTGATACGTAATGCTTGGAAATAAACCTTAATCGTGTCACCTAAGTCGAGTGACTCCACATTCTCGCCTAAGGCTTTATTCATATCAACCGTGGATAGGTCAATTGAAACTTCTGGAATACCAACTTTATTATTGGTTATATATTGCTTGGCAAACGCACGCAACTTGTCATCAGTGTAACTCTTGATTGCGTTATCACCAGTAAACTTATCCGAGAAGTCAACCACTTGTATAACAGGCGCATTGAAGTTGTCAAAATATTTTGATTCAACAATTGTCTCAGGTAACGTCTTAACAATTGTTTTTTTGCTATCACTATCGTCAGTGAACTGCGCGTATGGATAAATTGCATTATACGTTGAGGTGATATTTTCCTCTTGCGTTAATGTGGTAATGTTTTTCCCATACACCAACATGTCGTGTGATTCTTTACCACGCTGATTTAGTAGTGAAACTTCAAAGTTATCGAACTTGTATTGTCCACCAACTAAATCTAGTATCGAACCTTCCTGACCACCTAATACCGTACGTGCGTTACCGAACGTTTGCGGTGTGAATGTTCCAGTAGATTGTGTCATGACATCAGACTTAACTGTGAATAAATCGCTGCCGTATAATAACTGAGCTTTCCACGCAGTTAACATTTGTAGGCCATTGCCAGTAGCGGTATAGGCTTTTGTTGGAATACCGTTCAATCGATAACTAATATGCTCGGCGTAAACGCTACGGTTATAAGTCGTATCACTGGTAATTTTTTTAATTTCGAATATTTGCCCCTTAAGCACATTGCCAGCATCAACCTTAACAAACGCCTGTTCCTCGATTGCGCTATCTAATGCACCGCCAACTGGATAAGTAAATTCAAAAATAAATTGTCCGTTGAGTTCCTCAGTGACAATCGCTTTCTCGGTATCAGTTAACAATCCTAGACCTAAGTTATCGAAGTCAGTCGTACCCGGTTTGTAAATAATTGGATAACTCATGTCCTATATCAGCTCCTCCCATTTTGGAATAATTGTCATTGTTGTATCACCGGTTGTGGTCCATGAAATGGTATTATTACCGGGCAATAGTTTTAGGAACGGTAGACTGTTGATACGAAACATTGAGTTGTCATTTGTTTTCGTACTGATTGCTGTCATAGCTTTCGAGTCCAAAATAATACCACCATCTAAATTAAGTAGCTTCATTGTTTGGCTACCAATTGTAATGGTGGTATCTCCGCTTCCGGTTAATTTAATTGTTGGATATGCATCTGACTTCGTTGGGTTATTGATTGTGCCACCGCTTTTAATTGTTGTCTCCGTTAAACCAGAAAGTAAGAACCGCTTGGGTTCAAAACGGAATTGTACATCAGCGGTTGCAGCATATTGATTAATACGCGTGAATGTATATTCAGCACTAATGTAAACGTTATAGTAAACATCAGGTTCGGCTGACCACATGAAGGCACCACCAGCGTAAGTCCCTTTGAACCACTCGTCAACTTCCTGAATTGCCGTTTCAATTGAACGGTTACCAGCAGTGACAATAGCAATAGGTAGTGTACGCACGACTGTTTTATAACGATTGTTTGAAATAGCAACCGACCCATCACGACCAGGTACCTCAACGTATGTAATATCTGTTTCTGGTGAGACAAACGTAAAACTGTGTTGCAGATAAACACCAAAGTCTGACGAGTATTTACCGCCATAAAAAAAGTGTCGATCGTCGCTCGGTAATGCTTTGAATTTTGTTTGTGCATCTAGCAACGTCTGAGTTGCTGGTTTATAAAACTTCATGAATAATTACCTCGTATCATATATGTATGGTAGGAAAATCCTACCCCATAGAACCACGTTGTTCCTTCATCGCTTCGAAAGCTAAACGCTCACTCATTGATTTAGCTGATTCTACGTATGTGTTAGACCTATTGTTTTTATTAATCTGATTACCCTCGGTCAATAAGGAAACCATTTTTTGTAGTACCTGAATAACGTCTTGGTTATCGACATTAACTACGGTAGATTGTGGAGCAGGCTGTTGTTGCTGTGTGCGGAACGTGTCGTTAGCATTAACGATACCCTGCATCTGTCCAGCAACTGGAACCGTACCACCAGTCGCAAACTTAGGAATCATACTTGGATCAATTGTCCGTCCAGTATCAGCAGAGAATGCAGACATTGACGACCAAACTTTCGTTCCAGCAGGCAATGGTGTTAGCGTCCAATCAGCAGGTGAAACGCCTAAGCGTCCTTCAGGTGTTAGGTATGGCTCATTCTTACCACCGTCACCTAGCCAATAGTTACCGTCAGTTGATGCGCCAGAAGTTCCAGTAGCGAAACCTTCTTTAATCTTTTTATAGATACTTTTGAAAACAGAAGTAATGGTAACTGTTTTACCGTGAACGCTATCAATGCTTGATTTAGCAGAACTGACACCACCGTGAGTTTGATTACTTGCATGTAAGTTGGCAGTTTTACCTTGCAAGGAATTGATTGTTCTTTGAGCGCTACCCTTACCTTGTCCAGCTTGGTTGCTTGCTTGCAATGGTGAGGTTTTACCATGTAAACTATCAATCGTTCCTTGAGCAGATGCTTTACCGGGACCAGCTTGATTAGAACCCTTCAATGGTGAAGTCTTTCCGTGTAAACTATCTATGGTACCTTGAGCGCCCATAACACCAGGGTGAGTTCTATTCAAAGCCTCAAGTTTTTTCTGAGCAGCTTTCTGCTTGTTCCAACTTTCGATTTGTTTTCTGGCGGTTGTTGACTTACCACTAGCTAAGTCGTTAGCAATCAACTTCTTCTGAGATGGTGTCAGCTTATTCCAATCTTTAAGCTTAATACCAGCACTAGAAAGTAACTTACTTGCACTATCTTTAGCAGTAAGGTTTTTGGCATTTGGCTTAGCAGCATTCCACAAAGCAATTTTTTGCTTAGCTTTATCAGTTTTTCCAGAAGCCATATCGTTAACAAGAATCTTTTGTTGTTTGGGAGTTAACTTATTCCAATTTTTAACAGAACCAACAGCTAATTGTGCTTCCTTAGTAGCCATATTTTTTGCAATAATTTTTGCTTGCTTAGGACTAATCTTGTTCCAATCAGCGACTTGTTTCTTAGCACCCTTAACGTTTCCGCTAGCTAAGTCGTCCGCTAACAACTTTTTCTTTCGTGGTGATAATTTATTATATTGATCAACGCTGACGCCAGCAGTCTTAAGCAACTTAGTAGCCGCATCAGTTGCTTCAAGTTTTTTCTTACCTGGCTTTAAAGTATTCCAAACGTTAATTCGATTTTTAGCACTATCAACTTTTCCGCTAGATAAATCTTCGGCAACTAATCGCTTTTCTTTTGGCGACAGTTTATTCCAGTCTTGGAATTTAATACCAGCTTGTGCCAACACCTTACTTGCAGCATCGTTAGCTTTAAGATTCTTTGAATCAGCTTTAGATGCGTTCCACAAAGCTACCTTTGCTTTAGCTCGATCGGTGTTTCCTGATGCAAGGTCTTTAACTATCAGGTTCTTAATCTTAGGATCCATCTTGTCCCATTCGCCTGATTTTTCAAGTGGTTTTATAAGTGCTTCACTAGCTTTATCTTCTGCAATAAAAGCCTTTTCTTCAACACTTAAACCATTCCACGAATCCAAACCTTCCATCGCATTTAACAGAACAGCATGACCTTCGTCGTTCTTAAGCATTATTTCTTTTTGTTCTGGTGTCGTATGATTCCAATTCTCAACATCTTCAACACCTTGCTTGCTTGCAATGTGGAATTGCTTTTGGAATTGTCCCCAGTCGATACCAGCTGCTTGAACAGATGCTTTCAGATTATCGTAAGATTTACCATAGTCCTTAACGGATTGTGCTTGGTTGTCCCAATCAATTTTCTTAAGTTGGGTATTGAAATCGCTAACTAACGGCTTGATTGATTCAGCATTCTGTTCAAAAAAGTCTTTCCACGCTAAACGTTTTCCTTCTTTACCGCCGATAGCTTTAGCTTGTTCCTTAGCTTGTGTGATTGCATCACCAAGACTTTGTCCCAGAACTTCACCGTAGTTTTTCATCGATGTACGCAATTGCTTTAATGACAAATCAGATAAGTCAGCGTTATTAATCATGTCTGTCAAAGCATCACGTTGTGACTGACTAAATTTTGTGTTGGTTTGAATCTGCTCAGCTAAAATGGCTTTGCGATCCTCTTCCATTTTTGCCATTTCATCTTTGGTTAATGAACGATGCTCGTTAGCAGCCTTAGTCAAAATGTCAGTAACTTCTTGCTGTGCATTTGTGACCGTTTGCTTTGAATATTCGTATGATTGATTCTTTTCGTTCAATGTATCAATCTCTGATTTAGCAGCGGATTTCATTGCAGCCGATGCCGATGGATCGTCTAAGATAGCTTGCAACTTTTTGATACGTGCAGACGTTTTATCAATATCACCTTGTACTTGTGAATTAACGACTTGCGCCCATGAACCAAATGCACCAGCAGCGTCTTTAATATTTTCTGGATTGAGCTTAACATTAGATAACTTACGCAAAGATATTTCAGCAACATCAGCTTCTTTCTGCATCTTGCTAAATTCTTTAGCTTGCGATTGAGTCATTTTAATGTTGTACTTACCAGTTTCCTGACGTTCTTTTTCAGCCTTCTTAACCTTGTCCACATGGTCTTTATAAACTTTCCAACCAACGACACCTACCGCAGCGGCAGCAGCTAATCCAAGCATTACTGGAACACCAACGCCCATAGTACCGAATAATGCAGCTCCAGCAGTTTTAAGTAACCCAGCTGACTTACCAGCAGTCGCTACTTCCTTGCCAGCTTTACCAGCTGCACCACCAAATTTACCAAGTCCAGCCGCACCAACACCAGTTTGTGCGGCAATTTCTGCAAACGTTAATCCTTTGTTTGCTTCACTTAATAGCTTAGCCTCTTTACCGGCTTTGCCGGCAGCCGAACCGTAACGTCCGAAGCCCGTAACCGCACCAGCTAACTCAGCCATAGTGGTTACATCTTTAATTCGACCGGCAATCTTAATGAAACCACTGACGGTTTTAGTAGCAATACCAACACTAGAAACCAATGGTCCAAACACAAGCGCCATCGCCCCTAGTCCAGCACTAGCCAATGCGGTATTAGCAATTAATGATTTTGTGCCATCAGACAAACCACTAAACCAGTGTATTAATCGTTCAATACCCTGCATCGTTTTGTTGATTGTCGGCATCATTGAATCGCCCAGCTGCATGACCACATCATCTAATGTTGCTTTGAATATCTTCATTTGTGACGCAGGGTCTTTCATATTCGCATGAGCCAATTTCTGAATATATGACCCAGCTTCAGTTGCGTTTGCCCCAACGTCTTTCATTGTTTCACTTAATTGCTTAGTGTTATTCAAAAAGATACCAGCAGCTTGCATACCTGTTTGGCCAAAGACGGCCTTTAAAATACCCAACTGTTGGTCTTGTGGCAAATCTTTAATAGCACCATTTAATTGTCCAAATATATCAGGCAACGAACGCAACTTTGTCTTACCAGTTTTTGCATCAACCTCAGTCAACTTAACACCGAATGAATCCAGTGTATCTTTAGCTGTTGCAGTTGGCGCAGATAGAGATGTCAAAACTTTACGGAAACCAGTTCCTGCTTTTTCCGCTTCGACACCGTTGTTGCTAAGGACTCCGATTGCACTAGCTGTATCACTAACCGAATAACCAACCGTATGAGCTGCTTGTGATACATACGTCATAGCAACTCCCATACCGTGGAAATCGGTAGCCGTAGTATCGGCAGCGTATGCTAACGTATTAGCAACCATACGTGTGTTTTTCATCTGAGTTGAAGCATCAGTAGAACGTAGGCCAAATCCTTCAAGGGTTGATGTAGTTGTTCTCAACGTATCACTCAAAGAATCTCCAGATGCCTTTGAAGCGTACATGATGTCTTTTAATGAAGCTAACGCTGACTCACCATCGTAACCACGACGGATCAATTCCTCATAACCCTTAGCAATCGTCTTTTGTGAATCACCATATTCAAGTGATAACTTACGTCCTTCAACACGCATTTTATTAACCGTGCGTTGTGATTCAGCAGCACCCTCACCAGACGTTTTCAACAAGTTGTAATTAATGTTGTAAGCGTGAGATAATTCAGCTGCATCTTTGGCGCCTTTAGCAAACGCTCCACCAATCATAGTAGTGTTCATAACGGCATTCATACCAAAACTCGTCATGGTGCGTCCGGTGTTTCTTAATGAGTTACCAATCTTATTACTACCATCAACGACACGGGCAAATCCTGTGGACATACCCGGTAACGTTTTAGCAGTCTTGGTAATCTCACCAGCCATACTTGCCATATTAGCTTTGGTGTTAGCAATAGCCACACGTTGTTCACTAATTGCAGATGCATTCTGACGCTCAGCACTGGTTAATTCATTTAACTTATTAACCTGAGCAGTTAACGTACTACCAAGAATTTTATATTGCTGCGATAGTCCAATGACATGCTCACGATTAGCTAGCAACGTTTGATTGTTTGCTCGGAACACCGCTTCACTCTCGCGTGTCTTAGCTTGCATCAGTGCTAATTCACGATCCAATGATTTAACTGATTCCTCAGCTTGCTTAACACTGTTATCGTCAATGCGAATTTTATTTTGTGCTGAATCTTCTTTTAATTGTTGTAAATCTCGACGTAACTCTTTAGCTTTCGTAGACGACGAACCAAACTCTTGACTAGCAGACGCCAATGCCGTTTTCAATTGCTTTTGTTTGTCAGCAAGTAACGTCGTTTCAGTTTTTAATCCTGTTTCCTCGGTACGTAAAGCATTAGCTTCGTCACCAACCATACGAAAAGTTTCAGCAGAAGCTTTAACACTAGCACGCAATTGTTTAAGATTTTCGTTAACTAATTCTAGACCAGTCGACTTCAATGCATAAGCAGCTTGTTTTTCTTCTGATATTAATGAAGTGTACGAAGATTTTAAATCTCGAATAACAGCAATTTGCTCACGATACTCGTCTGAATTGCGTCCAAATTGATGACCTACTTCTTTCAGAACTGATTGCTCGGCTTTAATCTGTTGTTCGTAAGCTTTAACTGATTCGCCGAGCATTCGATAGTTCTTAACTTGGGCACCCTCTTTATCACCCTGTAACTCTAATGCCTGAATATCAGCTCGACGAGTAGCTTCAAGTTCTTTAGTACTAGATGCCAGTTCTTTTGTGCCAGCTGTCTCTTGTGCTAATGCGACCTTAGCTTCTTTGTATTCACGAGTTAAGTTAGCTTCTTGTAAAGCTAAGTCTTTAACTTGCAACTCTTGTTTTTCGATTGCATCAGTGTCTTTATCTTTGGCAGATTTCAATTCATTAAGTACAGATTTTTCTGCTAATAATTTTTCTGATAGCTTACTATGTTGAGCAGTTAAACCAGCAACATTCTTAGCAGCAGCTGTCATTGACTGACCTTGTGCATCAGCTAATTTAATATCAGCTTGCCGAGTTTTATCTAGCAACTCATACTCGTGCGAAAGTTTTTGTACTTGATTCTGAGCAGCAATATATCCACTGTTGGTTTTCTTAATCTGCTCATTGGTCTGAGACATTTTCTCGTTAGTGGTGGCTAACTTACTGGCCAACTTGTCATACTCTGGATTAGTACGTTCGACTGTTTCAGCTGTCTTAGCTAACTGAGCTTGTAGCTTAGCCATTTTTTCAGTAGCACCTTGACCACCTTGTTTAGCTAATGCCTCAATCTTTTCTTTTAACTGATCATAAACAGGATTAGCTTCACGAGTAACTCTCGCGGTAGCTTCCATTTGCCTTGCTAAGTCTTTTGACTCCTGTTCATACAGCTTACTTGTTCGTTGTAATCCTTCAAGTTTTGCCTGATAAGCTTTAACCCAGTTGCCCGAACTCGATAATTCACGGAACTGTGTTTTCCACAATGCCGTATTTGTTTTTATCTCTCTTGCTAGGTTCGCCCATTTTCTTACGAAACCAGAATCATCAAGCAACGCACGGACAACAATATCGTTTCCTGCCATTATCCAATTCCTTCCTTGGCTGCCTGATTAGAACTAACATAATCAAACAAGCTCATCGTTTGTTCGCCTTGCGAGTCGCCTGCCTGCTCAGAACCATTTTCAACAAATCGGATAACATCGTCTAAGTCTTGATTCCACGCAGTGTTGACGTCCCACTGATAATTTTGAATCAATGAAGTGACGAACCCATCTACTTGTTTGATTGCGTCATCGATTCCAATATTTTTGACGCTTCATCTGATTCAGACAAAGTATCTTCACGAGTTGATTCCCATAGGTACACGTCATTGTACAAGTCTGAGATTGCCTTTGGATCAAACTCCTCAAAGTTATCAGCTGGTGTCTCAAACAGTTCTGCTAAGTAATCAATTCGCAATTCTAGCAATTTAATTTCAGTGTCCAATAGAGCAACACCGTCAAATTCAATATCTTCCTCTAACAACTCGTTGAACTTCTGTCGTTCCTTTTCGAGTTTTTGTTCTGCAACCAATGCCTTGCGGAATGACCCAACTGTACGTGTCAACGTCTTAACTGAACCATCTACAAACTTAAATGTTTTCGTTACTGCCATGATTTAATTACCTCTTTTATTTAAAATATGTATGCCAGAGTTATCGCACCCTGACTGAGCGACAATGCCTTTTTATTTTAGGAGGCAAGGTCTTATATGTATGGTAGCAATTAAGCTACCGTAATTTTTGCAGTGGTCGTACCTACTATGGTGTTACTCACCTTAGGCGTTACTCGCTGTACCGAAAGCCAATGCTTCGAACTTTGCACGCGTAACTTCATTTTCACCAACCACACCTTCTGCATAAGTAAATCCTTGCTTGTTGCTAACAGCATGGAATACCAATGAGTCGGTTGTGTTTTGAACTGAGGCGTTGTTTGTTTGTGGATTAACATCACCACGAGTGAATGTTCCACGGAACAATGCCATCAATGCTTCGTTGTTGTCTTTGTCATGTGACACAGCCATGATGGTTGCGTATGCAGGATTAGAATCCTTACCGTGCAACCATGCACCTGAGGCCTCGTCTTGTTGGTAACCTAGCAAACGTGCAGTCAAGTCACCTGGAATATCCAAGGCGTTGAATGTTGCTTGCACATCACCAGTACCAGCTGACAATGTTAGGAAAGCACCGTCACCAGCATAAAGAGTAGTTGGTGACTTTGAAAGGTTTTGCAAGTTAAATCCAGTTGGACCACCATTTGAATTGTCCAGCGTATAGATGTCAGCAGCTGCAATAGTTGGGTCAGTTGAAGACTTGTGAATACCAATCTTCACTTCTGACAAACCTTGTAGTAATGTCATGTTTATTTTCTCCTTCTATATAAAAGAGCTGCCATCAGACAGCCCTTCGTAACGCAATGTTATTTTTAATTGACTTGTTTCCTCGTCTAAATCGTGTCCTAAGTTATCGATTGGAAACCAATGATTTTCTTCCATTAATCGATTAAGTTGCCATTCAAACTTATCCACATCAACTCCTTTTTTGTACCAGACCTGAATCTGAAACCGTTGTCTAAGTTTTCTGGCATGGTCGCCAGCATACTCATCGGGTGTGTTTCTGATTTCATCTAATAGGAGCAATGTGAAGTCATCTCGTTTAACAAACTCACTAGGAATGCGATACGAAAAAACGCCCCGTGTATCTAAGTCACCAACCAGAACTTTATCTAGTGGCAAGTCAGACGCACGGAGCAAGTCTTTTAATTTATTTATAATCATTATCAAAGTCCTTTGGCGTGTAACTTAGCGATGAATGCTTTACGCATATCCTCAACCGCAGCCGCACGTTTTTCTTCGACACCTTGATCAACGAAATGAAGACCTTGAAAGCTTCGACTACCTGAATCAACGGTTTTTAACTTGTAGCGATAATTACGTCCAGTACTATTAACAAAGTGTGGACGATTATCAACCACGAAGTGTCCCTCATCAACAAATTTCCAGTAGTAACCTTCGGACGGGAACTCGACATCAGTTGCAGCCATATTTTCAGGGCTATGCAATTTAATAACGTTTTCCAACCCAAGAAAGTGTTGTTGACGATTAGTGAAGGTTGTACCGTCTGGTGTAGTATGAGGCTTAGAACCACCAGTATTATCAGTCTTACTCTTAAGTGAATCCTGAATTCCTAATTGTGCTTGCCTTGCACCTTGTTCAGTAATCTGTTGTTTCTCTGCAATTGATAGATTAATCTGGTCAGCAATTTTATTTAACCCTGATAGGTCAATGTCTAAATCCATTTCCATATTAAGTACCTCCTGCATTGCGGTATGTACGATTAACACCATTACCACGTTGTAATGTGAGCAAGTCGTAACCACGTGGATCTCTTAAGTCTCCCCATGGTGATACACGAACCACGACATACTCAATATCATCGATATGCGCTAACATATTGATGTGAACTTTGCCCTGATCTTTAATTGCGTACACCTGATCTTCTTGCTGGTTTGGGCCTTCGTTTCCAACTTGTTCGTGATAAAGAATGCGGTATGGTGAAGTCCATAAAAAGAAATCTTTCACGAATTCTTGTCGTACAATACCGTCTTGGTCTTCGTGGGATTGATAATGACCGAATGTTATTTTTTGATTGAATCTAGGTAACTCAACGTACTTCTGTAATCGTGCCATTGTTTTGCTCCCACACCATGTAATCAGCTTTCATTTCTAAGATTAAATCATTGTACCCAGTCGGTGTTTTATACAAGTTAACATCAGTCGTAGCAGAACGATTTAAGTAGTCATTTGCAGTTAGTTTCAAAATCGCTAACACATAACTTGGATTGTCCACAAAGAAACTTTCTTGTGTGCCAACAGCATGACGTACGGTTCTGTCAGCTGATTGAATCATGGTTTTTAAAATATCATCTTCATCGTTGAATACGATACGTAAATTTTGTTTTACTAATTTCAAGATATCGGAGTATACTTCATCAGTCATAAAAAGTTATCTCCTTAATAACGGGCGTCCCACCCGCTCGGTAGTTAAATATGCTTACTGGCGGTAATTGCCTGTACGTATTTGTACGAGGCTTTCTGTTTATTAACAAACGATAAATCATCATCGAACGGTTCATGATCAATATAGTTACCTTTAAAAAAAAGATCGTTCATATCACTTATGACACCAGCATTATGAAATAATTTATGTTCATAATATTTTTCAATATCATCGACTGCCCAACTAAATGACAGTTCGTCGGTGACCGTTGGAACAATATTGAATGCAGCTAAAGTCCAAACTTGCGCATACATCTCGGCCGTCCACGATTGGATATACCCTCCTGTTGATTGGCCAATGTCTGTTTTGTTTGGAATTGATTGAAAGTAGTTATAGATGTCGATACAGTTATGATAAACCTGAAACCAGTAATCTGATTTTGGTTTATCAATAAACCATTGTGCACCACCCATACCTCTATCGATTTCTTTTAATTGATTAGTTGTTACACCAACAATATCATTCATCTTTGCAACTATTTCGTCACCACATGGACGTGTACTAACGTATGTATAATTTGTATATCCTAGCGTATCGGCACAATACCATCTATTAGTTGATAAATTATCAGGAGTAACAGGCAACTCTCGAAAGATAATATCACTATCTATATATAGGTAGGAACTTGTTTCTCGTTGACTATCCTCTGATAAAAATTGCCACCAAAGATATGGTCGAATACTAGGAATATACTTTTTATCCACACGATTATCAGTGTACGTATGTGTCTCAACACCAAACTTGCTACGGAAGTAATCAGCATAATCGTTACTATCACTAGCAAACAAAAGCACTACGTCATTTAATGGAAAATGTAAGTTATCTAAATTATTTAGAAGGACTTTCAATTCCCACTTAAAGCGCAATACTGTTGGTTGTGCTAATAGTATTTTCATTAAGCCTTAGGAGCCTCCGTGGTTGTAGTTGTGGTTGGGGCTACCGTAGTCGTCGTTGTCGTAGTAGGCTTTGACGTAGTAGTGGTAGTTGTTGTCGGAGCCACTGTTGTGGTTGTCGTTGTTGTAGTTGGTTTAGCTGTCGTTGTAGTTGTTGTCGGCTTTGGAGTGGTTGTCGTCGTTGTTGTAGGCTCTGCCTGTGTCTTAAACGACAATTCAGTCTTCGCTGATTGGCCAGCATAGGCAACCGCATAGTTGTCATATTGTGTCGCTGGCTTTAATCCAGTAATTTCGATAGGTGACTCAACGCCAGCTTGGTCGACCTTACCGTCTTTGTATAAATCGAATTTAGCCATTAGTTAATTCACCTCAATTTCTGCACTATTAGCGGTGGTAGTTATCTTACTCGCCTTTGGCGCTACTCGCTGCTACGTCAACAATACGGAATGCAGATGGGCGCTTGATAGCTGCGTCGTACCATAATGTGTATTGAGCGTAAGTAACACCAGTTTCTGGCTTACGGTATTGTTCAATCAATGAACCTTGTGGATCGTAGTTTTGGTGGTACATTGCGAAGTTACCAACGACTGGCTTTACAGCGTATGACGTAAAGTAAACTGGCACACCAATAACTGATTCAGGTTGTGCAGCATATAGTGTTGCAGAACCGTTAGCTAATACCTTGATAATCTTGTTGTAATCAGCACGCTTCATAAATACAGCTGCTTGATCAACATCAGCATCTGACAAGTCAGCCAAAGCATCAAGAATAGCAGTGAACAAATCGTCACCAGCAATGTGCTTGATGCCATTTGATGCGTCATACAATGACATGTGTTCCTCACCAACAACTGGCGTTGAGGCAAAGGCACGTGCTAATTCAAGCATTGAAGCTCCGTTAGCTAACTTTTGTTGTGCATATTGTAGCAATGCCAATGACGTACCAGCTACCAACGTATCAGTAAATCCGATACGAACCTTTGACTCGAAACGTCCGAAAGTAATTTGCTTTCCTGACACTTCGGCTTCGTTAGCTTCGGCACCTTCACCAATAGTCTTGAATGCGTCACCGAACTCAACGTCCAAAGCTGGAATACGCAAGTTGACCATTGATGATGTTGAGATAACACCACGTAATGGGTTTGGCATATCAGGCTCTGAGATTACTTCGTTTGACAAAGTAATTGGTAGGAAGTTGTCACCAACAACCGGACCATCTTCACCGTTAACTGATACGCCAGCAGCTTGCTTAAATCCGTTTAAGTCAATTGATTGACCTGACTTGATTACGCCACGTAGACGTTCTGCAAATGCATTAACATCTTTTTCAGCTGGTGTATCAGTAGCCTTCTTCTTCTTTGGATCCTCTGCATCAGCAGCAGCGGCTTCATCTTCTGCTTTCTTTGCTTCGTTATATTGCTCACGCATACCTTCGTAACGTTGCTTAGAATCAGCAGCAATTTTTTGCTTTTCAGAAATTTCTTCTGACGTAGCCTTAGGATTCAATAAAACTTCTTGGTACTTTTCGTTGTCAGCCTTAGCGACTTCACCTAGGTTTTGTACCGCACCACGCATTTGATATAAATTCATTACTTGATCTCCTTTAGATAAGCTTCGGCACTATCGATATAATCTTGAATTGCCTCAGCACGTTGTTTGCGTTCTTCCATGCTCATTCCCTCGGATTGTTCCTTGTCAGGTTTTTCTTGAGCATTCAAAAACTCCGGCACGTGTTCATACATGTCGGAGTATCGTTGTGATATTGATTGCATTACAGCTGGACGTTCATTCTTTTGATCAGCCCAACCAGCAGTGATTGCTTCATCAGCAGTTAGCCATGTTTCATTATCCATGACTGACTTGATTGCTTCTTTGTCGATACCAGTTTTCTCGTGGTAAATATTCACAGAGCTTTCACGAATTTGGTCTAACGTATCGGCCATCTCGCGTAACTCACTAGCATTACCAACTGCCATTGTGAATGGGTTGTGAATCATCAACATTGAACCAGTGTCCATCGTCAATGTATCACCAGCCATTGCAATAACCGAAGCAATTGAAGCAGCTAATCCCTCAACCGTTACATTAACCGTTGCAGGATTTTTCTTTAGCATATTGTAAATGGCAATTCCGTCGAACACGGAACCACCGGGTGAATTGATGGACATGTTGATTGTTTTAACTGGCCCAAGTTCTTTTAATGAATCTCGGAAATCAGTTGCTGAGACATCGCTATCCCATAACTTCTCAGAAACAATCTCACCATCAATATGAATTTCAGCAACTTCGTTATCCGTCGCTTTCATCTGAAAGTACATCGTTGTCTTCTGTCTCCTTTCCAGTTCGTTCTTCCATCGTGGCATCAGTTGGATATAAGTCTCCTGATATCCATAACTTGTTAGCGCCAGCTTGGTTGTTGATTGGAATACCTTCTAATTCTTGAATGTATTCTGGTGAAGCAATACCATTACGAATTAACATCTGGTAGTATGCGGTACGTGCAGCAGTATTTCCACGAAGCAACACGTTGGTATCGAACTTAAAATAAAAACCGGCTGCCTTTTGGCTGTCGGTTAATAGTTTCATATTCAATTCTGATTCATACTGTCGAACAATTGGTAAGATAGTTCCTTCAACGAACGTGATGAAATGTTCTTCGGAATCACGATAACCAGAACCCTGATCACCAGAGTTCAAGAATATCAGTGGGACGTTGAACACGTTGGCCACACGTCTGATATAAGTATCATCATTACGTGCAACATCAGCAGTCGCAATCTTACGGTCAATCGTATCAACTTCCATGCCCGGTTCGCTGAACAGCACACCAGAGTTATCTTTGATAAATGCTTGAACGTTTAATGCAACAGCTTTCTTACGAGTGTCATCAATGTTCTTATCAAACTTAATGGTAAATCCATCACGCTTAGACATTTCATTCAGCGAGAATTTATTGAAGGCCTCGTTATAATCTGCGGAACCTTGTAATACATCAATCGGACTAATTCCAACAACACGTGACGAACCAGTCAAATGTTTCAAGTGAATCATCTGATACGCTGGTACATACATCGCGCCATTTTGTCCTTGAACTTTATACCACACGGTAGAGTCGTCCGAATTAATAAATGGCATTACTAACCCATGGTCTAAATTCCAAAGTGCTTTCGGTTGTAGGTACTCATCGTATTGGATAAACACATAGGCGTTGCCAAATTCATTCCGGTCAACTTCCGCTTTGTGCCAAACATCATAAGACGAAAAAACCGGATTAGCTTGTTGAGAAACTAACCGATCAATTGAATCTGTTCTAATGTGTTTACGATCGGCATCATACAAGTCGACATTCATAGAAGCGATGATACCAGCAAGTCGAGTAATGACAGAAAAGATTACTGGGTCTTTCTGTAACTCGACCTTACCAGTTCCGAAAAGGTTATTCGTCATGATGAGAGGAGCAGAAGATGTACCGCTTGATTTTGGCGACGCGTTCAAACGTTCCCAAACATTATGTAGGATTCCCACAGGCACACTTCCTTTTTGATAATTTCTCTATACTACCATTATATAGCTGTATTGAACTATGGAATCTACAATTAGTCTACAATTAGTCTACACTTATTTTAACTAGTTATTTCCACACGAAATATGCCTCCGATTTCCACAGTGTGTAGCACCTCTGAAAATTCCAAAAATGACTCATTGGCGGATATTTCGGTATCGTCTTTCTATATATAGATTATTTCTTTTTATTTTTTTCTTTTATACTTTTTCTAAAAAAAGAGTAAATGAATCATTCTTAAAAAATGTAAGCGCTAACAACCTTATTATATAAACGTTTGTAGCTAGTGACTCATTTTTAAGGTAGAGTCAAAATGCGTCAAAATGAATCATTCATAGTTCGGTTATCACGAACATTGGTCTCATAATTCTCTCACCATTGTGGATATTTGTTCAACAATTAGTACAACCAATTTTATAGCTTAAACATAACTTAAATTAAACATAAAACAACCTTAAAACAATGACTCATTAGTGACGCATTTGTGACTCATTTCAAAAATGAATCATTCAAAAAAAGACGCCCATTAAGCGTCTAAATTCATCAGTTCTTCAAACGACATATACGTCAAATTTGGTTCACTATTATTTATATTTGATACCAACATTGGAGCAATTGTCACGTGGCAATTTAATGCTGCGGCAAATCCATCTATCTTTCGATAGCGACTAGTTTTCGTCGGCATCCAATTATTGTTACGGTCAGTTACTAATGCAACGTTTGATAGATACCATTTAAATAATCTACTATTGTTAAATACTACCTTGTGGTCAAGCATTAGTTCTTTGAAATTTTGTAATGGGCCACCTAGTGTGGTAAACCCTTGTCGAGTAACCTCAGTGTGGAAACCTTGGTTCTCTAACATCGCATTCAAAGTAATTGCTTTAGCTGGGTCATAGTTAATTTGTCTGATTGTATACTGCTTATCCATTTCGATTAACCAATCATAGACAGCACCATGGTCAACATGTTCGCCTGGCAATACGGTCATTTCATCTGCTTCTATCCATTCATTGAAACGTTCCTTATATTGTTCCTCACGATCATAACGTGCTTGTGGAATCCAAGTATGCTGCTTAATAAATATCCGACCATCTGGTAACGGGAATTCTAATGCAGCTGCCGTAAAATCTTCCGTATCAGAAAGGTCAAATCCGGCAACTGGGTGAATACCAGCTAATTCTGATTCATCTATTTCATCGTTATTAGCTAAAATGGTTTCCGCATCTAGCAAACTTTGTTCACCACTCTCACTGAACAGATTGAATTGCTTAGTTATCCAATCACGACGTTGCTGTGGTGTACGCATATCTTTTTTATAATTAGATAGTAAACTAAGTCCGTCCATCATTGGTAAGTTTGGATTAGCCTTGATCCACATTTCTGGGTTGTCAGCTTCCTTAACATCATCTATCTTAGCTAAGTAGTAAAATGAACGTTCATTTAAATTCTCGTCGTACTGTTCCAAAGTTTCTTTACCGCTTCGAAAGAAATCGGTCATTGGTCCGTCTAATACTGTACCAGCTGTACTGATATAAACAGTTAATGGTTGCATACGTTGTCCCATTGAACGACGCATAACCTCAATTAACTCATAATCTTTATACTCGTGGATTTCATCAAACACGGCAAAGCTAGTATTGAAACCATCTTTACTATGTTTCTCAGCAGACAATGATAATATTGTGGAGTGTGTTCTTTGATGCTCCACCTTGTGCATTGACTTAGTTGTCTTAAATCTTTTCTTTAGGAATTCCGATGCGTCAATCATCGCAATAGTTTCATCAACCAGTCGACCAGCTTGCGCTTTCATGTTGGCTAGTGCATAGACTTCGGCACCGTTTTCCCCGTCAAAACCTGCCATATATATAGCAAGTCCTGACTGGATTGTCGTTTTTCCGTTTTTACGTCCCACGAATATCAAACCTTCGTTGAATCTTCGCAGCCCTGTTTCCTTATCAACCCAGCCAAATATATTTCCTAACACGAAATGTTGCCATGGTTGTAGAACCAATCGTTTAATCGTACCTTTTGACGGCTTAGTGTTTTCCTCGATGAACCTGATTGGTCGCCATGCCTTTTCTTCATCGAACACCCATGGATAATCTGGATCGTTCTTACTTCGTTCCAAATCATTTAGATGTCGTTGTGCTGCCATAATATTTTCTTTCGATGCTGGCACCGTGCCATCAACTAATAATTGAGCATAGTATGTGGTAAGTAGTGTAGCAGAAGGTTCTGTTAGGTAATACCAGCCGTGATAATACTCGACTAACTCTTTCCACCACTTCTTTTGACCACTGAAATCCATCTTTAATGGATTAGTCTCAGTCCCACTCACTCTTTGTATCTTCCTTCTTTTCAGAACCAAATTGCTTGTTGGCCAGCGATGCACGGCTGCTTGGTGTAAAGCCAATTTCATTTCCTAATTTAACTAACTGTTGTGTTGTACGACGCCACTCGTTAATAGTTGGGTTATTTCTTACCACACCTTTTTCGTCAACATACGTCAATCCCATTGTGTCTATTTCAGCCCACAACTCATCGACCATTACGGCCGTTCGTGCGTAACTTGCAACTAATCTAACGTCTGCGTTGTGTAGTAGGGACATTTTCTTTAACATATTCTTTGTTTCATAGAACACATCACGCTCTTTTCCCTGCATATCATCAGGCGCAACAAACTTATCTGGTTGCACAACGTTCATTGCTTCCTCACGTTTCGTACGCCCTTCAATTTCTACTTTCGATTTTCTAAGTGCGTTTCCTTCCATAGTAATAACGTTGGCTGGCTTTGCTTTTCTTCCTGGCATTATTTACCCCACTTTCAATTGCTCGTTTGCTAAGACACTTGCTGCTGCGGCAATGATTGCACCTGCTAAATCATCAGCAAATGTGTTGATGTGTTCCTTATCTTGGTCTAATTCACCGATAATGCCACGCTTCATACGGTCTTCATATCCATAATTTGTTGTGGCAATCGTTCCATACAGACTAGCGATGCCGAATGCAAGGTGTTCGTCTACCCCAAACATTGGATCATCATTTGCAATCTTGCTGGCTAGTGACTGGTACTTGCTATCCACATGATTATTTTCGACTAGCTCATCAAGTAGCAACATTGTAAAAATGTAATCTTGGACGATTGGGTTGGCCATGACTTCGCCCACTGCCATGTACGCATCAGTTTGTACTAGCTCTGGATTATGCGTGATTTGATTCTCATATACGATGTTAGCCAGACTTTCTGACGTGATTCCACGACTTTCCAACATCTTTTCTACCTTATATAACTCCATTATTGTTCTCGTTTCATATTGTTTTACTTTAATATTACTTTATAAAACAGTGTATAAAATCTACAATTAGTCTACATTTGCAATTAGCCCTATCCCTTTGTACTACTGGTTTTTTCGTGAAGTTTATATTTATTAGGCAACATGTTGAACAATAAAATGAAGATGAAAAAATGAAGTTTTTGCACACGAAGGGCAATCCCGTTCAATAGTTATATTTTTAATCCATATACCTTTGGTAGGGGGGTACTTATAAACATTGATATACCAAGGGTTACAGCTATTTAAAGCAGGTAGACCAATCAAATTATTTGGTTTCAAAAAGTTATACTATTTTAAATCTGTTCGGTGTTTCTGATCGTGTTTGATCGACCGCTCGATGTATATTTATGCAAGGTTATGTATAAATATAAATGTTAGTCACGGTTAAATAATAAGTATGTCATTGTGTATGTAGTCTATTCTGATTGTTGTAAAAAACGAATAGAACATAGTATGTATATCTAGATGTAGTAGTATATATGTATAGATAGTTGTTAGATACGTTAGTACATGTATCTATACAACCTAGTACGCAATACTAGATACATTCTTATTTGTTTCTATGGTAGAAAAGTAGTAATAAAAAGAATTTTAAAAGTCATGTAACCGTTGTGGCCGTAAGATCCGTGACGTGTTTGTACATGTGCATTTGCAAATTAGTTGTTGACAGTTAATACATACCGTGAGATTATAGTTATGTCGAAAGGCAACAACGACAAAAAATAAAAGTTCCAAAAATGCCTTGACAAGTTGAAACATACTTGATAACATGGTGTTGTTGAGTTGGTCACTAAGGTTTGCGGGTACGTCCCCTTACTTCGGTAATTGTTAACAGTGATGTATCGCTTGTTACATATCAGTTAGTACCGTTACGCGGTCGCTGGTAACACCCAATACAGTGATGTTAAAAATTAAACTTGACATGTTGAAACTAACCATGTTACAATGGTTTTGTTGATTGATAACCACAACGTTAAAAAAGTTTATCAATTAAATGTTGACAAGTTGAAACTAACCTGATAGCATTTAAGTCGTTGGCAAAGGTTGAAACTTACCAACCCAATCACAATAGTTTTAGTTCATTGACAATTAAATAGCGCGCTAGATTGATAGGGTCGCTGGGGTCTGCGGATACGTACGACAGTACAGGATAACCAGAATGTATGCGGTGGTAAGCCGTATATAGAAGTGATGTATAAAATGAGCGCGAATGATTGGTAATAGTACGCCAATAATACATATACGATTTGGATATATGAAACGAAAGGAAAAGGTGAAATTTATGACGACATACATGACAGGAATAGTAGCGGCATTATACCGTGATCTAGAAACTCGTTACAACGAAACAGGTTCAACTTGGAATTATACGTATGAGTTGGGGCAAATAAAATATATTGAGCAGTACGTGGATAATGATGATTTTAACCACTTCTTCTATAACCGCTTACAGCAAGTGCTGCCTACTCTTACGGCAGAAGAAAAAGCTGATAGTGAAGCAGGTTTGGAAATTGCAGTTATCATTACCGGCGAATGGGAATATGGAGTAAATAAATGAAAGCCCAAGCAATCGTACTACTAGCAATGACGGCACTGGGTCTCACTCATACGGGAACAGTCCACGCCCCTAAACGGGTGAATTGGTATGACCACGACAAGGAAATAATCGTGTATAACGGTAGTTCTGAAATAGTTGCGGACTTGGTTAAATATGACGGCGCATTTTATGACTACTCAAAAGCCGGTGTGACGTTGAGTAAACCAGTTAGTCCGGAAAAATATAACAATTCAGAATATAAGTTACAGGAATTTTAGTTCCTTGTATTGAGCTATTAAGTAATTCTTGATAGTTGAATACTGGTGATTAAACCGGTAGAAAGAAAGGTATTTATTATGCACAAAACAGTAGAAACAATTGCAAAAAGCAAGACAACTAACGGACAACCAAGTTTACATAGTGTTCACATTTCGTCTGAACAATTGGTAACAACGGACAGGCACGTACTAATTCGTGAACAATTCAAAACACCGATTGATAATCTAAATGGGGAACTGACGATTGATCCAAACGGTGTACCACTGAATGTGAACTATCCCGACACGGATAGATTGATACCAACGGACGATAACATTCGATACCACTTGAATATTGAAGCAGGCAAATGGGTAGATATTATTCAGGTGTATAAGAAAAACATGTATGCAGCAATCAATATCACGGACGGAATTGTGACGATTGCATTTGGCGAATCGTCTGACGATTTGAGTGGTGAATTTGAAATTGGTAAATCGGATAATGAAGATTTGACAATCTACTTTCAACCCAAGTTTTTGAAAATGATCGGAGACTACGGCAAGGAAGTAATCGGGCGCAACTTTAAAGATTCGTATTTTGAATTGGAAGTTGTAAGTCGGTACGAACCAGCAAAAGTAATTTTTGAGAATGACGATATTACAGGAACATTTTTGGTAACACCATTGCACGTTAATTAAGATTGGAGAATAAAATTATGTTTAAAAAATTAGCAGTTTCAACCGCAGTATTGGCAACAGTAATTCTTGGTGGTACGGTCACAGCGCACGCTGACGAATTCGGTAGTGATAACCCAAACGGACAACGTACGGAATACATCGTACAATCTGGCGACACGTTACAAACAATTGCATGGAAAGAAGGTTTTTCACTTGGTAGCCTAGCATTGGTAAATGGCATTGAAAATTGGAATCACATCGAAGTTGGCCAGAAGTTGGTGTTAGATTATACCCCCACTATTTATGATGAAATTGCAATCAATAAAGAAAATGAGCTGACAGAACAATATGGCGGATTCGATGAAATTGACGACGACACATACAATTACATTTTATGGACAGCAGACGAAGAAATGATCAAGATTGATTAGGAGAATTGACAAATGAAAACATACGCAGACCAAATAAACGCAACCGTATCGTCAATTGAATGGTTCGACGAATACTCTGATATTGCAGTTGAGAATTGGCGAGAATTATCAGGAGTACCTGACGCAATCAGAAATAGTGAAACGTTGGTGTACGAATTGTATGAAGTGAAAATTAAGGACGACAGCGAATTAAGCCGATTAGGAATTTGGTTTGATCCACAGATGAAAACTTATATCATGCCAGTATTGCCTGGAGATTTGGAAACAGCAGATTCGTGCAGCGAAATGAACTGGGAAAATGTAAAACAAGACGCACGATACTGGGCGTTTAATAACTAGAATTGGAGTAGAGAAATGAAAAGAATTTTAACGACTAACACCGGTACAGAATACGTTACCACTGGTAAAGACGTATATGAGATATTTGACAAACTGCTTGAAGATTATGACGAAGATATTTTATATTACCTGAAAAATTTATATTACGATTGGTGGGTAGAAGCTGACAATTGGTATGAGGAATTGAATTTAAATAAAGATACCCTCAAGAAATTTAAGGACAACGCTACTGTGGAATCAATGGAACGTGCGATTACAGACACTGATAAAAATTATGGACATGTAGAATTGGAGAAATAAAATGATTAAATATAACGTACTACCACCAAAGACACAAATTAAATTCATGCAGAAACTAGAAGACGCTTTACCACAAGGCGTTTATGAATTTGCTAGTTACCCTGCACGTGACGGTAAGATGTATTTCGTATCGGGAAATGATATTACAATTACATGGTATGCACGCGCACCAAAGATGAAGTCGCTCAATGAATTGATGTTCAATAATCAATCAGAATTACTTACGTATATTACAAAGGAGCTAGCATAATGACTTATAACGAACTATGGAATTTAATAGATTTGACAGCGCTGATTGACGATGTGGACACAGACGACATCAACCGTATGTTATCGGTGATTAACGCACACCCTGCCCTAACCACAGAGTTACGCAGTATGAATGCAGATGATTTAGAATCGGCACTACTAGAATTGATGGAGAGAATTGGATAGTATAAATTCCCTACTACACGTGGTATAATCGATTTTGAGGTAGCGGAATGAATACGGAAAATCAATACACACCCGCACGGCAACGGGCACAAAAGAAATATTATGACGAGAATAAATCGGTACGCGAACACGCAAATAATCTAGCTGGTGCAAAGTATTTCGTGAAGTGGTTGGCCAGCGAAAGTGACATGATTGATTTGCAACATTACTTTACTGACCCGAATTATAAAGCGCCACACGAACACGGTAATACACGTCAGTTTACTAAGCAACGTAGCAAGGCACGCAAATATGTCAGGTTTGAGGACGCGGATTGGCTAATGTTGTACGAGTTATACATGGAATATAAGGATCATCGGGACGAGTGGGCAGAATAAATCGCTCATAGAATACGTTTATATGACGTCGAAAATGGAGAAATCACACAATGAATGCAGAAGAAGAACAGAAATGGAAGAATCGTAAGAAGGTTGCGAAGTCAAAAGGGAAAAAATTTATTCGAGAATACGCAACTGAAGAAGAACTAGATTGGGCAGCAGAATTGATAAATAAAAAATGGAACGGTGAGGAGATTAAATAATGCCTTACAAAGACAATGAGAAACAAGTTAAGTACACCACTGCTTATAACTTGGTACACAAGCAACAAGCAAAACGTAATCAAGCTAAAGCATTATATAAAACATACGTCCGAGATTTCGCAGATGATATTGATTTAGAAGAATTGCGTGATATGATACGAGCAAGACGACAGGAACTAAAAGGTTGATAGTTATGAATAGCAATACTAAAAGACGCCCACCGATAATTCAGTGAGCGTTTTGTTATATATAAATAAGTTCGGCTAGTATGTAGCTTTCACCAAGTCCACAACTTCTGACACATCAATTTCGTATGTCGTATTGAGTAAGTCAAATGTAGATTCCATCGCAACTGGCAAGCTTGGCATTGTGGTTAGTTTTAATAATGCAAAATCGATATGCCGTCTTGATTCAACTCTTCTAGTTCATCAGCAATACGACTCAACTGTTCAATCTTTGCAAATTCTAATCGTTGATCAATCGTACTTACTCTATGGCTTAAATCTTTAATATCTTCCATTACATAATCTTCCTTTCAGGATTGGCAGTTGGAATTGGCTCAACTAATCCGAAACCGCTTAGGATATTAATTAACTCTTCGGAATTGATTGATTTTTCAAAATCAGATACCGAAATTACTCCGTCCATTTATACAATCTTCCCCTTGTAATCACGAGTTTCAATGCTGCGGAAATCAAATGTTTGTAATTCGTCCAGCGAATTGACATAACTATCTGGTCCAATAGCCGTCATTAAGTTGATTGGATTAGCATTCCAGTCACCAACATAGTACGTTACCGTAGGTTTACCAGTAGCTTTTGCATATCCTAATTCGTATGCAGTTCCGCTATCCTCATTGCCTGCTTCGAGTACACCTAGTGTGAAGTCTGAGTTTCGGATAGCGGTTTCGTCTGCGTTATACGTATTCACACCCCACTTGAAGTCAGGGTTGAAGTCGCCGTTCTCATCGTACACATTACCTTCCGACTGATTCAAAAGTGGCAAATGTACGTATGCAACTGTTGGATTATTTAATAATGCTCGATACCCAGTGACTAACGTTTTAATCTGCACATCTGAAAACCAACCGGCCCCAAAATATCCGGTCTTTGCACCCGGTAACTTGTCATTTGGTGCTTGCGATTGAATCTCTAGTAATTGTTTAATTAGTTCGTCCATTTATTTTCCCTCCGATTGTAAATTCTTTAGCATATCTTGTAAGCCTAGATAATAACCAAATGAAAATTCAGTTGCAGCCGTTTCTGAATAGCTACCATAGTCATGCTTTCTGTTATATTCGTAGCTGGCTTTGGCTTTGCGTAATAGCTCGAACGTTTGTTGGTTAAATTTTAGTTTCAATACATCACCATTGGCCGTGTAAGACCGTCCTTAATTGTGCCAACACTAATGTTTTCCGTACGACTATCTATTTCCACACGTTCACTATGGTCAATCACACTAGCAAACGCACGTTCCTTAATCATTCCTTCTGCTATCACAATTAAATCATCATAGTAAGTTAGATCAGATACCATATCAATTGCCGTATTATATGTAGCACTTTTATTCATTGCCTCATCAGCTAATGCCGTCGCTAGTTTCTCTATTTCATTATCGTAATTCATTTAACGCGTCCTCCAATGCTTTACGGTATCCGACATCATAACCACCGTACCAGTCATTATCGGTCAGAGTTTGTGACCGATTAACAGCCGTCTTCATTTTATTAAGCTTATATATGAATTGATTTTTCTGATCATGAAGCGCTTCTTCTGCTGGTAGATTATTTAAGTTCATCTAATACGTGCCTCCAATGCTTGTTGATTGATTACATTTACAACCAATCTAAGCAATGCTTTTTCTGCATCAGTTCTATATCTAGCACTCTTGCTTTCGTAGACATACGTGATTGCTTCACTATATGTTTCCGTATTGTTGATTGCACTTTCTGCTACTGCCATCGCTAACTTATCTAATTCTTTTGCTGCCTCTTGTAATTCCATTGTTTTACCTCACTGTTTTCTACATGCCGTTCAATTCGATTGGCTGCTTGCTTGTAATACTTCTGTGTATGTTTGCTGTCGGGTTCATCGTACTCATCTAGACGAGTGAACTTATTTAATGCTTGTAGTCGATTCATTTACCCTTCCATTTCCACAACGGTGTGTCACCACGGTTACGACTTCTAAAATCAACAATTTCCCATGACTCAAACTGCTTACGATAACCCTTGTTAGGTAGAATAAACTCCGCTCGTCTCACCCGACGATTAGCTATTTTCTTATATGTAATATGTTTTGTATGATTACGAAACGACTTGTCTGGCCGCCACATGCTGTGTCTGTAACTTCTTGACATAACCTTTAACCTCCAACATCAAACGAAAGTCATTGCTATTATTTAATTGATTGACAATGCTATCTAGGAACCGTTTCATATTCGGCATCGGATTAACAGTAATGTCAGGTAACACATCTAGATCACTATCGTATACACCATAATCAGTAGTCGTAAAATGGTGTTCGAACAATGGTCTGCCGTATGTTACAAATGAACTATTCCAAACCATGAACATCACGTTGTGGACATCATGCAAGTCGCAATTGTCTTTCATATATTTAGCTATTGTTAGTTTATCCACAATCATTCCTCCTACTAAAAAGGAACGCCTTTAAACGTTCCCTAATTATATGTATTGCACGACTACTAGCTAGTACCGCTGTTCCTCACCGTATCTTCGTGGCGAAACAACGCTAGTCGTACAAGTACACTGCAACTTTATCTAGAATGGGTGTTGCGAACCCACAGTTCATCTGTTCATCGTGTCTATTGTAAAGACGTAAGTAACTCAACCCTTCCGACCAGTTACCATTGGTTTTGTGCGTGTCACACAGGATATTATATGTATGCCGGCTTGAGAATATAGCCACAGCTCGAACGCCTTTAATTGCATTATGATTTCGCAACGTTTCCACGCTATCCCTAACGTATCGTTCATGTTCATATTATTACTTCATAAGTATCTCGGCACGTTTCACTTAGGTAAGATGCAGCTAACATCTAACTTGCGCTACTAGTTACTGAACCGTTTCGTCTTGCGAACAGCCACGGCACTCACTTCGTTATTGTAACGGTGAGTATTAGAACACATCACTCATGAAGGCAAAGCACTTTTGCTTGTAAGTATAATGTTTAATAGATTGTATTATTTACCGGTCAATTCAACGATGTGGCCTTGCAGGAGTTCCGTTACCTTTTGAGTAACAGAATGCTCCACACCGCCTATTGTGTTTTGTTTGTAGGACGCAACACTTGAAGTAGTGATCACTGGTTGTCAGTCAGCAATATAATTCATTCGTATCGCATGCGATTTACGGTCGCATACTGTTTAGTAGTCCTTTGGAATGACCGTTGACATGGTGTCTCATCATTTGACATCAACCAAGCGTTCCTTAGGACTACATTACGTGCATAGATTGACCATTACTGGCACGACTACGAATTCCGAGTAGTCTTTTTCGCTAACGTCACCGCTAGTTATCAGGGCTATGCCCCCTATGAATACCCCGCTTTGCCAAACATCAACTAGGAGGATTTTAATTAAGTTTATCGCCTGCACTTAATCTTTAATATCCGTAACCGGAATCGAACCGATTATTACTACCATACGGACACCACATTTAAATAGAAATATCAGAATAGCCACAAGAAAATGTAGCTAACGAGAACTACTGGATTCGAACCAGTGACATCATGATTAACGATCATACGCTCTACCAACTGAGCTAAGTTCCCATAAATGGTAGCAAGCCGGGAAACTATGCTACCTATAAGGATAATGTTTTGCTAATCCAAAGGATAAGCAATGCAATAGCCGAAGATTCGAACTCCGCATAGTTACAATTAAGAACTACGACCACCTACTATTGTCAACGATAGTAAGGCACCCAGTGCTGACAATTAAATTGCTTTCTACCGTTTATTCACAACCAGTAATATGTGATACCTAGGGTTCTGTCCTACCATAATAATGTGTGAGACAGTCACGCATACTTTAGTTTGTGATATGCCACGGTCGGGATTCGAACCCAACACTCACTATCGGATGAAATAGCAAGTTGACCTCATACTCCGTGGCTGTTATGTCAGACTTCCGACTATCGGTGAGACATAACAATCACCGTAGGACACTAACGATATATGTGCCAAGTGTTACCGTTACCAAGTCTTGAAAGATATTAACCACCGCATCACCAGTCGGTTAATAGTTTCTCATTGATAATCCAATTAATGAACAGAATCTTATTAGGCGCGACCTAAATGGCTGTCAACTGTTCAAGAGGATCGTCCTAAATCGAACGGGAATCTTGGCTGTTCCTACCATGCAATTACCATTATTGCTACGATCCTGTTCGGAATGTGTGAGGCACGATCTCACAACTGATATATACCAGCAACGGTTTAGCGAACCGCCTGCTAACCAACTTCGCTTACATTCCATATATGCCAGGAGCTACCCTGGACTTTCGTAGACACACAATGCCTAGCTAGTTAAGCCTCCTCATCACGGACGTTCTCGGTGTGACCTATTCCGTACATTTACAGTGTCCTACTACGTGAGCGGCAGGAATCGAACCTACGATGCATGAGAGGTTTTCAAGACCTCATGCAATCTTTCAAGTATATGGTACTCACACATTATGCAAGTATTATTCCATATATTCTTAGCCATGCGCCTTCCAATACGCTACACTCACTATGCAAGCAGTTAGGATTCGCACCTAACAATCTGATATTTTTCAGAGTTTCTAATCGAGTATTAACAGACTTCTAGAAGCTATTGCCAACACTCGAGCTTTACCTATTCCGCCACACTTGCTTTACCCACCGACTTGTGAGACTATCTCCGTCAGCCATAGGGATTTCGTCATTCAACCTGATTACCAATGACAGTTGGTTTATACGTGCACTATCAGGAACACATACCTCGATATAACCAGCCAGTTTATCAGGGTGTAATAGTCATTCACGTGGCACATTATTTTTAAGATTTAAATTGTCGTTAGACGTGTAATGTAATCAGAATAATCTGATGCGAGTCACTTGGGATTGCCCTCCCAGGTGGCTCAATACTTCTCTCAAGTACATATATCATTATACGATAACCTATCTTTAAAATCAACTATATTTATGATATTATAAAACTATGTTGAATAAGATAAAAGAATTACGCAAGTCAAATGGTCTCACGCAAGCACAATTAGCCAGTAAAATTGGTGTGTCACAACCTACGTTAAGCCTATTAGAAAAGGACGGTAACAGCTTGGAGGATATGCTACCTATCGCCCAATACTTTGGTGTATCGCTTGATTATTTGGTTTCTGGACACCTCAAGGTAATTGCTAAGCAAGACTATAAAACGCTCACAGACGCACGCTCACAAGCTAATAACGCACTTGAATTTCTAACGTTAACGTTAACGTTGACTAGCCTATCCGATGAGGAACTCACTGACTACTATCGTGGCTACCTAACTATCGTCCCATCGAATGAAGATAGCTATTATTTACGGTTCAAAGTGAAGTCGATTCACAACGGCTACCTACGTGTGGACACCACTACTGGATCAATGTCATTCGTTCCCAAAGAACAAGCCAATTTATTTACCGAGAGTGAAGCTGCATCGTATGGTAATTTATTCTCAATGGAAAAAGCACCCG